TACATCTCGGATGCCCGCACCTACCAGAAGGCGCTCAAGGATCGTGTGCTCACTGGCTCACCCCCTGACGACATCGCATGGACACGCATCTATGGTGGCAAGGTGACGGAGAACATCGTGCAAGCTCTTGCTGCATTGGTGATCCGTGAGCAGATGGCCGCTGCCGGACTGCACTTCAAGGTGGCCTTCCAAGTCCACGACGAGATCATCGTCGCTGTGCCCGAGGACAACGCGCTGGCCGACCAAGCCAAGCTCGAAGCCCTGATGTCCACTGCCCCCAAGTGGGCACCCGATTTACCTGTGGCTTGCGAATCTGGCATGGCTGCGAACTATGGAGACACGTGATGACGCCCATACATCCAGACCCACGGGAGCACAGCAAGTTGTTCCCACCGGGTGGGCCGTTCGCCCCGCACCGCTGCGCAATTTGCAATGGCCGCTTTGAGGTAGGCCAGCAGTTCTACAACTACGGACAGGGCGAGGTTGTCCATACCGCCTGCCGATTCGATCCACCCAAGGAAAAGAAATGACCATCGCTGAAATCAAGCGCGAACCGCGCAACAAGGACACCATCGACCTGCTGAAGCACATCGTGCAACAGGTTGAGGCGAGTGAAGATGCCACTGAGGTGCTGGCCTTCGTGAAGATCGGCAAGGACTACCACCGATTCTCGACGGGGATCGCCGACATGATGAAGCTGATCGCTGTGCTGGAGGTGGCAAAGCACGACTGCATCACCCGCATGACGACCGATTGACAGGAGTTCTCCGTGGTGTACACTGGTGGTTCCAACATTACATCTCCCTCGCAGGTAGTCCCTGTGGGGCACACTGCCATGCGCCTAAGCCACTCATACTCGTCGATCAAGCTGTTCGAGAATTGCCCGTTGCGGTACTACCGCCAACGGATCAAGAAGGAAGTCGTTGACGAGGGCGGCGAAGCGTCCAAGCACGGGGAACGTATTCATGCGTTCCTTGAAAACCGACTAAAAGGGTCGGGATTGAACTCAGAGGTGGCGCAGTACGAACCCCTGTGTGCATCGGTGGAGAAGCTGGCAAGGCAGGGCACCCTGCACATCGAGTACGAACTGGTGCTCACCGAGAACCTTACACCAACAGGTTGGTGGGATGCTGACGCATGGCTGCGCAGCAAACTTGACGTACTCGTAATCATCGGCAACGATGCTGTGGTCATGGACTGGAAGACGGGCAAGCGCAATGCTGACCAGTTCCAGATGCAGATGTTTGCGGCTCAGGTGTTCAAGCACTTCCCGGATGTGCAGCGGGTGAAGACCTCACTCGTGTGGCTCAAGACAATGGAGATGGACACCGAGCAGTACACCCGTGTGAATATGAACGCGATCTGGGCTGAGATTATGAAGCGCATCCAGCGCATCCACGACGCCTATGACCATGCCAACTGGCCTGCCCGCCCCTCTGGGCTATGCCGGTTCTGCCCCTGCCGTCACGACTGTGACTATGCTAGGGTTTAACCTTACAAAATAAAACTTGACACTCGTGTAAAGGGGTATAGAATGAGTGCATTGACACCAGAAGGCAAGGTCAAACGTAAGGTCGTTGAGGTACTGAAGAAGCATGAGGTGTGGTACTTCTTCCCCGCCAACAACGGGTTCGGTAAGTCAGGGATACCAGACATCATTGCCATCGTCGATGGACATTTTGTTGGAATCGAAGTGAAGTCTGCAACGGGCAAGCCCACTGAGTTGCAGAAGATTTGCGGTAGGCAGATCGAGGAAGCAGGGGGCACGTGGTTGGTGGTATCGAACGACGTGACCCTTGAAGTGTTGGACGCAGTAATCGAAAACAGAAAAGACAGGTGATGACATGCTCGTAGTCGAGAAGGCCAAGGCTCTGGCCCTCAAACTGAACAACCCGAACCGGGTGCTGGACGCAATCGCCACGGCCAAGGCTATGGATGTGCGTGGCACCCAGATCGTGATCACGCCGCATCGTCTGGATGAGGTCAAGGTTCTGCGCAATCTCGGGATCAAGGCACCCAGCCCCATCCTGCATTACTACAACTGGCCGGGACAGTACACCCCGTTCGACCACCAGCGTGAGACTGCTGCGTTCCTGACGCTCAACCACCGCTGCTTGGTGCTCAACGAGATCGGCACTGGCAAAACCCAGAGCGCATTGTGGGCAGCGGACTACCTGATCAAGACCAAGAAGGTTGCGAAGGTGCTGATCATGTCACCGCTCAGTACGTTGGAGCGTGTGTGGGGCGACGGAATCTTTACCGGATTGGTTCATAGAAAGTTCGTGGTGCTGCATGGCACTGCTGAGAAACGCATGAAGCTGCTGAAGACCGAGGCTGACTTCTACATCGTCAACCACGAGGGCTTTGCCATCATCAAGGAGGAGTGCCACGGCATGTTCGATCTGGTGATCGTGGACGAGGCGGCAGTACTGCGCAACCCATCGACGCAGAGGTTCAAGATTTTCCGCCGCTGGATGGACAACAACCCACAAGCACGTTTGTGGATGATGACCGGGACACCGACGCCCAACGACCCGACTGATGCGTGGGCACTTGCCAAGCTGGTGGGTTCACCCTACTGCACCAAGACGTTCACGGCGTTCCGTGAGCAGGTGATGATGAAGATCGGCCAGTGGAAGTTCGTGCCGCGCCCTGAGTCAGTGGACATCGTGAAGCACATCCTGCAACCTGCTGTGCGTTACACACGGGACGAGTGCTTCGACCTGCCTGACACCATCATCCAGACCCGACAGGTGGAACTGACTGCTGACCAGAAGAAGCACTACACGCAGATGCTGCGCCACTTCGTGACTGAGATGGCAGCGGAGCGCGTGACGGGCGGAACCATCACGGCAGTCAACGAGGCAGTGAAGATTCAGAAACTTGTGCAGATCGCTTGCGGCGTGGCGTATGGCGATGACGGTCAGAACATTGAGATCGACTGCTCACCACGTATCAACTTAGTGAAGGAGGTGATTGAAGAAGCTGGCGAGAAGGTGATCCTGTTCGTGCCACTGACAGGAACCCTGCACATGCTGGAGAAAGAACTGAGCAAGCACTGGACGGTGGGCGTGGTCAACGGTGAGGTTTCCGCTGGGAAGCGCAACAAGATATTTGACGACTTCCAAAAGCAGAGCGACCCTCGGGTATTGATTGCCCACCCCGGCACGATGGCGCATGGTCTGACACTGACCTCTGCATCGACCATCATCTGGTACGGGCCGATCAACAGCAACGAGATATACGTGCAGGCAAACGGTCGCATCGAGCGTATCGGCAAGCGCAACGTGTCCAACGTGATCCATATCGCGGCCACTGATCTTGAGCACAAGATGTACGAGCGACTGAGAAACAAGCAGAAGTTGCAAGGCTTACTGCTGGACTTGATCCAACAACTAACACAAAGGTGATGACATGAGCGACAACGAAGTAGCATCGGACGCACGACTCCGTATAAACGTGCCCAACGTAGGTGATGTGATCCGCACCTACATGAAGCTGCGCGATCAGAAAGCTGCCGTCGAGGCTCGGGTCAAGGACGAAGTGTCCACGATCAAGGCCAAGCTGGAGAAGCTCGAAGCGTTCCTCAAGACGCAGATGGACGTGCAGGGCTTGACCAGTTTCAAGTCGGACTACGGCACCGCTTTCCTGACCACCACGGACTATGCAAACGTGGGCGACTGGGATGCAGTGCTGACATTCATCCGCGACAACGATGCCTACGACATGCTGGAGAAGCGTGTCAGCAAGATCGCTGTGCGTGGATACATCGAAGCAAACAAAGCAGTTCCCCCCGGCATTACATACGGCACCAAGCTGGAGGTGAACATTCGCAAACCCGGTGCCAAGGCAGAGGATTAATATGATCAAAGCATTCAAGAAGTGGCTGGCAAAAGCAGCCTATGAGGGGGCACAAGCAAATGGCCCGATGGAATCAATTCGCTCCACCAACAGATTGCAGGATATGTTGTCTGAATCTGGTGCCTCTATCGTGGCGTTCCAGATTGAGAACGGATTCTTGGTGCGCACCCTGCGCCACAACGAAGACAGAATTGGTGGCCGCTATCCCGGCTTCGTGTACTGCGCCGACCATCAAGCCATTGCTGATCACATCGTTTCGTCGGCGATGAAGGATCGCCTTGGTGTGCAGCAAGACATGTTTGCTGAACAGCGCAAGCAAGTGAACATCGTCCCTAAATCAAAAACCGCTGGTCTTGTCGGTACCCAACAAGCCAACCCATCTTACTAACCCAAGGAGTCTCAAAGTGAGCAACATCGTACCCGTGAATATCCAAGTCCCCGCCCACCTCGCAAGTCGTGTGGGTGTTCCCTCTATCCTCGGCGCTGCCTTGACTGGTGGCCTGTCCTCTGGTCAGTCGTTCCCCAAGATTTCCATCAAGGCCAGCCGCTTCCGCATCAAGGAAGGCGACACTGAAACTGTGCTGGAGTCCACTGCCCTCGACGTGGTGATCGTCGGTGCCAACCCCCGACTGTCCAAGACTTGGTACGCCAAGGCATGGGACAAGGACGCAGAGCCTGCTGCACCTGACTGCTACTCGCTCGATGGTGTCTCGCCTGACCCAGAAGCTGAGGACGCGCAGAACGATCTGTGCGCAAGCTGCCCGCACAATGCGTGGGGTTCCAAGGTGACACCCACCGGACAACAAGTTAAGGCGTGTTCGGACAACAAGCGTCTGGCCGTCGTCTCGGCTGATGATCCATCTGGCCCGGTCTACCTGCTGTCGGTCACACCCGCTGCACTCAAGGGTTTGAACCAGTACCAGAAGGAACTGTCCGTGCGTGGCATCCCGCCTGAGATCGTCAAGACTCGTGTATCCTTCGACACTGATGCGTCGTTCCCCAAGCTGAAGTTCACCTTCGGTGGGTTCCTTGACGCCGACATGCAAGAAGTTGTTGACGGTCTGTTCGGTTCTGAGCAGGTCAAAGAGATCACCGGGGAAACCCTTAGAACGCCAGTGGCTGTGCCCCAGATTGCACGTGCCGCTGCACCAGTTGCGCCGAAGCCCGCTGTCAAAGCAGCACCACCCGTTGAGGAACCTGCACCTGCCCCTGCACCAACACAGGCTGCTGCACCTAAGCGTGGTTTCGGCGCATCCAAACCGGTCGCTGCACCTGCCGCTGCCGCCCCTGCTGCCAAGCCCGCTGCCAAAGCTGCCGCCGCCCCTGCTGCGGATGCTGCCTCCTCACTGGCCGACGAGATCGCTGCTCTCGTTGGGGAGGTGAACGCAGATGACGCCTAAGCCGCCTCTTGACTTTTCCAAAGTCGAGGCGTTGCGCAAGCATATGCTCCTGACAACCTTGGACATGTCCGAGTTGTTGGGAGTGTCCCGGATGACTTATTATGGCTGGGTGAAGGGCAAACCCCTTCGCAAATCCAATGATGAGTCTGTCCGAGCGATGCTGCGCAAGCTGTTGGATGTGATGACGCAACACAACTGGCCCACCCCAGAAGTGATTGCATCGGATCAGAAGCAGCGCAAAGAGCGCCTCATGGTTATTCTGAACTCAGATCAATAAGGTGGCGGGGAGGGGCAACCCTCCCTGTTTAGGCAGGGGCAATATGGACACGTTGAATTTTCTTCAGCGGGTTCTACCGTCGGCAGGTTTCTATGTCACCACAGTCATCAACCCAGATGGCAGACGCCAAGGATTCTTTGCTACAGTAGAAGAACTCGCAAAAGCAGTGACTGGTCTTGACCAGCGCGGCAACAACACATACTTCGCCATCTCGGCGTTCGTCGAGAAGGGGAATAGAAAACAGGAGAACGTCCGGGCGACCAAGGTGATCGCACTGGATGTCGATTGTGGAGACGGCAAACCGTACCCTACGTGGAGGGAAGGACTGGCTGCAACAGGTCGGTTCATTCAGCAGATGGGGCTACCCAAACCGCTGATCATCCACTCGGGCAACGGGCTGCACGTTTACTGGGTGCTGACCGAGGAGCTTGAACCGTTGCGGTGGAAGCCGCTGGCTGAGGCCATGAAGGCTGCTGCCAAGGACAAGGGCTTCGAGATTGACCCGGCTGTACCCGCCGACTCGGCGCGGGTGCTGCGCCCCGTAGGAACCACCAACCCCAAGAGCGGCACTCAGGTGCGGATGCTCATTGACGCCCAGCCTGCGGTAGTCGAGCAGTTGGCTGCTTGCCTGTCGGCGTACATGGTGGCTCATCCTGTGAGCCAGTCACGTTCAACATCCAGCAGTCCGTTGGCACAAGCGTTGCAGGTACAGCAGGACTTCCCTCCGGCCAACGCAACCGTGATCGCCACCAAGTGCCAGCAGATCGGCTGGGCGGCGAAGAATCAAGGCGATGTAGAGGAACCCTTTTGGTACGCCATGATCGGTGTGGCTGCACACTGCCAAGACCCAGAGGCCACGGCCATATCGTGGTCAGATCAGCACCCCGGATACAACGCCAGCGAGACGCTGCGCAAGCTATCACATTGGAAAACGGCAACGACAGGCCCGTCGACCTGCAAGAAGTTTGAGGAGCTTCGGCCTGCTGGCTGCAAGGGTTGCAAGTTCAAAGACAAGGTGGGCACCCCGGCCCGACTCGGTATCCAGTACCTCGAAGTCGCGCCATCGACCACCGCCCCCGACACCACAGCGCATGATGTCCCACTGCCCCGCCCGTTCAAGCGCACTGCTGACGGCATCAAGATGACCGTGGACGAGACAGACATCGACGTGTGCAAGTTCGACATCTACCCCGTGGGCTACGGCAAGGACGAGTCGCTCGGCTACGAGACGGTGCGCTTCCACTGGAACCGCCCGCACCTTGGGTGGCAAGAACTTGTGATGCGCCAAGCCCTGCTGACCGAGGGCCACCGCGATTTCGCCACGGTGCTTGCCGACCAAGGCATCGTTCTTCTCAACCGTAACCAAACAGGATATTTCCAGATCATGCTGCGCTCATATATGGACGAGTTGCGGCAGAAACGTGCGATGACAAACCTGTACGCCACGATGGGTTGGAAGGAAAACTTCTCCCAGTTTGTCATCGGGGACACGGTTCTGCGTCGCAACACTGATGGCTCCGTCAGTGAAGAATCAATCGCTCTGGCCTCCGGCTCTGCTCGGCTGGGCCATGAACTCTGGCACACCGCTGGGTCGAAGGACGCATGGGTGAACTTCACCGCGCTGCTCGACAAGGCCGACCTCCGAGCGCACATGTTCGCGCTGGCAGTGGGCTTCTCCGGCCCGCTGTATGCGTTCACTGGCCTCAAGGGTTTGACCGTCTCGCTCTACGGCCCGACAGGTGGCGGCAAGTCACTGGCCCAGATGTGGATTCAGTCCATCTATGGCAACCCCGACAAGCTGCACTTCGCTGCCAAGTTCACCCAGAACTCGCTGTTCGGTCGCATGGGTCTGTACTCCCACATGCCCATGACCATCGACGAAGTGACCATGATGGACAACAAGGAGGTGGGCGACTTTGCGTACTGGGTGAGTCAGGGCCGAGACAAGGCCCGCATGAACCGCAACGCTGAGGAGCGTGACGCCAAGACGTGGGCGATGCCGGTCATCGTATCCACCAACAAGTCCATGAACTCCAAGCTGATTGCCAGTGGTCTGGATACCGACGCGCAGTTGGCCCGTATCCTCGAAGTCAGCGTACCACCAAGCAAGCTGTTCACCAAGGACAGTACGGCTGGCCGCAAAATCTATGAGTTCATCAACGCCAACTACGGCCACGTCGGTCGTGAGTTCATCAAGCGGCTGCTGGAGTTAGGCGAGACAGGCATCCGCGCCGCCATTGCGCAGGCCACCGAGGACTTCCGGGGTAAATACAAGGCGCAGTTCTCTGGTGAGGAACGCTTCTGGGAACAGTCCATCATCCTCGCTGATCTGGCCGCACGGCTGGCAAAAGAGTGGGGCTTGATTGCATACGACCACAAGGACGGGATCGAGTGGGTGCTGGCGCAGGTGGGTGCCATCCGCCGTGCTGTGTCCGAGTTCAAGATTGATGCATTCGACCTGCTGACCGAGTACCTCAACGAGAACTCCGATGCCACGCTGACAGTTACCCAGACGGGAACCAACAAGCCAATGGTGGACTTCAGTCGTGTGCCTCGCGGTGAACTGCGGGTGCGCTTCGAGATGTACCGCAAGACAAACGGCGACGTGTTCTCACATGGCACTGTGATGCTTGACCGCACCCACTTCCGTCGTTGGCTGGCGCAGCGCGGCGCAGACTACAAGACGTTCATGGGTGAGATGCAGGACGAGAGCGTGATCGCCACACCGAAGTCCAACAAGGCGTACCTCGGCAAAGACTCACCGATCAAGCTGGGCCAGTCCTATGTGATCGGCGTGAACCTCACGCATCCACGGTTGCAGGGTATCCTGAGTGACGCAGACCAAGCCATCGAAGACATGGCCTACGGTCAACTCAAGATGATCACTCCGTAACGCCGTACAGTTCGAGGATACGCTCAGTCTCAGGCCGCATCGTTCTTGGTGCGGCCTTCAGGTACCGCTCAGTTGCCGTGCGTTGTGCTTCACGCAGCGCACGGTTGGCCGAACCCTCGAAGCTGCGAATCTCAAGGCCAGTACCCTTGGCTGCATCGTTCCAGTCCTTGACCATCTGCAACACTTCGCGGGCACGGTCATTGTCCTTGGCGATCTTGGCGCTGACATACAACCCACGATACGTTGCAGCGACATCCTTCTGGTAGTCGCCGATCCGCTTGGACATCCGCACCACGTCGTTCTCTGCCACAGCGGAGGCTGGGTAGAAGCCCAGCGCACGGGTGAGCATGGTGCCCAGATGTAGATCGTTGCTGACCACGAAGCCCTTCTGACTGATGATGGCACCTGCATTGTTGTATGCCACCATGTCTCCCAGCGCACGGAGCATGGCAACTGGCGACTCACGGGCGATCTTGTTGAGCGAAGTCTTGTCGTCCAGAACCCCGACAGTCTCCAGTCCATAGCGGGCCATGTCTGCCGACATTGCCACAGCACCTTGCAGGAAGGATGCCACCGGGCCAGCGATCTCGATCAGTTCACGCCCCACATCTGCACCAGCCAGTGCGATGCCAGTGCCGGGGATGATGTTGGACAGGGACACACGGTCGGCCACGTTGGCAGGCGTGATGGTGTTGAGCAGGCCACGCATCAAGATGGGTGTCATGCCGGGAGCGATGGCGTCCACAGCTTCGGCCAGCGTCTTCTCGGCGCTGCCCTTCCAGATTTTGTTCGGGCCAAGCCCAAGTGCCTGCGCGATGGTGTCGATGATGTCCATCAAGTCTTCGGCAAATGGCAGACCCTTCAGACCAGCGAACATGGCGAGGATACCTAGCGCCAGCAGTTGCTCCTTGCGGGGCAGCGCGGCCAGCATCTGGATGCTGTTGACCGGGAACATCTTGAACATGAACAGGAACTGGCGCACGTCGCCACGGAACATGGCGGGCCGGTTGTACATGGCGTACTCACCGAGCGTGTTGTCGATCATGTCCACAGCAGCTTTGTCAGCCACCTCGAAAGCTGTTGCGGCGTCCTTGCCTTCGGCCAGAGCGCGTGCGTAGGCCATGCGGAACGCAGCCAAACCTGTTGCACGGCGGCTGTGCTGCTCGGTGTAGTTGAACAGCGACATCCATGTCTCTGCCGCAGCCTTCGTGGCACCAGAGCGGAACTTGCCTCGGGCAGAACCCAGCAACGAGTTGGTCAGCGCAGCCTGCATGGTGCCGCCGCCGACTTCCTTCTGCATGAAGCGGGCTTCAGCAACAGTGAATCCTGCGGCCTTAGCTTTGTCTTCGATCTCCTTGTCGGTTCCAGTCAGGATGTCATCCCAGAACTTCACGTCGCTCTGACCGAAGCCCTTCGTGGCGTTGATGGCGCGACTGATTTCTACCGATGACATGCCCCAGCCGAAGCCGCCACCGAAGGCGTTCTTCTGGTTGTACCCGGAGAACGCAGGCAGCACGTTGGTTGCCAGCGCAAGATAGTTCAGGATGGCCGTGGCAAACGACGCGCCCATGAACGCGAAAGTTGTTGCAGTGCGGATGGTGGACGCTGCTTCACCAGAGGCGAAGTCGGTGTAGTCCACGTTGGACTGGGATTCCATGAAGGCCACGGCGCGACGACCACGATCCTTGAAGCGGTTGCCCATGACCGGCGATTCCTTGGTCACGAACGTGTAGTGGTAGTCATCGAACTCCCGCTTGGCCGCAAACTTCGGGGCCTCGGGCGTAGTCGGGTCTTTCTCGGCAGCTTCCCACGCAGCCTTGCGGCGGTCGTACTCACCCTTGTCGCCGAACCACAAGCGGATGGAGTCTGGGTCAGCGTCGTCGAACAAGCGGTCGAGGCGGTGGCGGTTCTGCTTGCGTGCCACAGTCGATGCGGTTGACTCAAGATGTTGCGACACGTACTTGATGGTGTTCGGGTCTTCACCGGGAGTGCCCGCCCGCTTCAGGCGGGTACGCGCCTTGGCGTTCTGCTGGGTCATGCCCACGATCAGACGCTCACGTTCCTCTGGCGTGATGCTGATGGAGAAGCGAGTGATCGCGGAGATGATCTCGTTGAGGTTGGCCTCTGCCGTGGTAGAGACTGTTTCACGGGATGTCTCAGGCTGTGCAACAAGTTTGACTTTCCTGATCACAAACTCTGTGCCGTCCAGCACTTCCATTTCAAAGCCGTCCTTCACATCGTCGAACAGTCCTTGGATGCGCTCGGCCATCGCCTCAGCTTCGGCGCGGTTCTCCACCTGCGAGAACAGAAGCTGCTGGCGGTACTGCTCCGACACCTTGAAGATGCGGCCAGTGCGTGGATCAACAGCTTGGATGCGCACCTGCCACGAACCCTCACGACCGAACGGCACGTAGCCACCAGCGATGGATCGCTTGGCAAGCAGTTCAGCATCGGTCTTGCTCAACTCAAACAGGGCCAAGTTCTGGATGGCTTGCTGGATGGCGAAGCGGTCAGGGCCAGAGCGCGGGATGTTGGAGTCCTTCTTCAGCGCCTCGATACCGGCGAACACGTCGTCGGCCTGCGCTTTATCGAAGAACGCCTGCACGTCTGCATTGCGGTCGGTGTCGCGGCCCAGCACAGCGGCGTTGAACTTCTTGATGAAGTCGTTGGCAGCGGCCACGGACTCACGCTTGGTCATCATCACGCCACTGGCGTCAATGCTGGAGCCTTCGGCGCGGAGCGACAGGTACTTGTCTTCGACGGTCTTGAGGAACGACCTGTCGTTCTCAGTCAGGGCACGGTCGAGGAACCGTTGCACAACACGCTCTACGTTGTCGCGCTCACCCTTGGCCGCAGCAAAGTTTGCCAGCAGCATGTCGGTGGCCGACTTGTTCATGGTGTCGCGCACCTCGTTGTACATGATCCACTCAGGACTCTGGTCGGTCAGATCGGGCATGGCCGGGTAGGACTGCTCAACATCGACAAGCATACTGGGTGCGTCGAGGCGCTTCTGGTACTCACGCTCGATGGCCTTGCGCTCTTTGTCGTTGGCAGCGGTGTCGAGTTCCAGATCACGCTCGGCCCGGATCGCTGCACGGCGCTCCTCGGTCATGGGGCGCGGCACACTGATGGTGTACTTGATGCCCTTCTTGAAGTCGTCCAGCGTGAACTTGCCACGGGCTGCAAGGATGTCATACACCTCTTGGTTCAGGCGGGCTTCGCCACCCTCGATGGTGATCAGGCTACCCATCTTGCGCAGTTCAGCTTCGGTCAAGTCGCCCAGCTTCACACGGCTGGTGACGTTGAGCATGGCCGACGTGCTGGCAATCTGCGCCTCGGACGCGCCCTGTGTGAACCCGCGACCCAGCACCTCTACGGCGGGGGACAGCACGGTATCCATCATCTTGTTGTACTGCGCACGCAGTTGCGCTGCGGTCTTGCTGGTATCGCGGAAGATGTCGTACAAGCGGCGGTAGCCTTGGTTCTCACGCGAGGCGTAGTTCATCGACTTGAGTTCGCCGATCAGGCGGTTGGTGTAGTCGCCGATGTTGACGCCGCGATCCTTGGCCTGCTGGAACAGGCTGGTGATGTCGAACAACTTGGTGCTGCGCTGGCCGAAGGCATCCATTGCGGCCACTCGGTTCTGCTCGTCGTAGTACTCACCGGCCAAAGCGAAGCGGCCAGAGCCGTCCGGGTCGTTGATGCCTTCGATTGCAGCCATGCGCTGGGCCATCGCCTTGAAGTCCATGAACGTGCCACTTGTTGTGCCGTTGCGCACGTAGCGGCGGGACTGGCTGACCAGATAGCGGGCAGTGTCATCGTCGAAGCGCACCCCGATCTTGTTCAGGGCGTTCTTGATGGCGTTCCAGAACCGGGCGATGATGTTGGTGTCCAGCATCCCGGCGAAGTCAGCGAGGTATTCCTCAGTGGCCTCTTGGCGCGACATCTTGCGGGCCTGCATGGCAGTGTCCACAGCAGCCTTGACCTTGGCACTGGAGTTGTACACCGCATCGAGGGCGGCGTTCAGTTCCTTCGCAGTCAACAGACCACGGAAGCCGAAGTGCCCCAGCGTCTCGTGCGCCAACACAAACTTCAGTTGCTGCTCAGTGGCAACCCGGTCAGCGAAGATGATGACGTTGCCATCACCGAACGAGTAACCTACGGCATTGGCCGTGTCGAAGTCGCCTTGCGGGCGAGACGCCACTGCCTGCGCATACAGCGTGGGGTTCTTGGCCTTGAAGTCCGCTTGGTTGCGGTAGACCTGCACTTTGGGTTTGATGCCCAGCTTGGACAGGAACGCACTGACCAACATCTTCACACGTCCCAGCGGGATTGGATTGTTGACCGGCGTGCCGTCGTCGCGGAAGTAGCGGCCATCGCTGAAGTCGTCAGCGCGGCCAATGTTGAAGTCGTCCAAAGAGAATGGCGCTTCATAGTCGTCGTCGGTCGGGATGTTGTCCTCGTCGATGATCCTCTCGCGCTCGGCCTGCACGTCAGCAGTGATCTCCTCAGTCCCCACGCGGTACATGCCCTTGACGGTGCCCACGAACGGACTGCCATCTTCGTCGAAGTAGTCAGCCAGCATGTTGCCGTTCTGGTCAACGAACAGTTCCATACCTGCGGCGCGGGCAGCAGCCCACAGATCACGCAACTTCTTGGTGGCGTTCTCGCGCTGGGTCTTGTTCAGCGGAACCGTCTTGGTATTCAGTTCCTTGATGTAGTCGGACAGCGCCGTGGCGGCGTTGGAGCGGGTGTCGTTCTTTATGTTGGCACCGGCTTTGCCGATGATGCCACTGACTGGGCCGACGCTGGCCTTGTACTTCTTGACCGTATCGGCAGGCAGGTTGGCGACGCGCAGTTGGCCGGAGTCCAACATCTTGGTGGCCGCATCGACCGACAAACCTTTGACCACGGTGGTGATCTGGGGCAGCAGACCACGCTGGACAGCGTAATCAAACCACGGCTTGGAGTCGCCCTTGGTAGTGCCACGGGTGTAGACCGCCTCAACAGATGGCAGCGTGTTGACCAGTTCGAGCATCGCAGCGTCGATGGCGTTTTGCTGGGCGTCGGTGAACGACGTGTTCGCCAGCAGTTCGCGGGCACGCACGACTGCGGCCTTGGTGTTGGTTTCTTCGCTGGTGAAGTAGGCGAACTCAACCACGGTGCCGATGGCATCGCGGAAGTCACGGATGTCGGTGGCCGACTCAGCCGAAGCGAACTCACTGTTGACCAGTTGCAGTGGGGTTTCTTCCACATCCCCAAGGATTTCCTCGGCCCGCTGCATGGTGGCCTTGCCAGCGTCCACATCCTGACGCCACTGGGTGCGCACAGGTGCGGGCAGATCGTCAAACGCCGGAGCGCCCTCGGGCTTCATGTCCTCCCACGCTTCGGCGGGAGGAAGGGCTTCAACCTTTACCGGAGCGGGGACGGCGGCGATTGCCGCCACGGCTTTTGGGGGCGTGGGTGCCTCCTTTTTCAGCGTCTTTTTTGCTGGTACAGAGGGTCTTTGCTTTTTGTCTTTGGCTTTGAGGGCTTCACCTTTTGCGGCAGCTTCTCGTTTGGTGGATACTTCTGCTCCCACTCCTTCGCCAGCTTTGGGTTGTTGGCGTGTAGGTACCGGCGCTGGGCCTCGCTTTTGAACGGCACTTGGAGTCTCCTTGACTTCGACCGCGGCGACACCGGCCTGCTTTTTCAGACCGCGCTGGGTACGGGGTTTGGATACCGGCGCTTTGGGCGCAGCCGGAGCGGGCTTGACTGTTTCCTTACGACCAGCAGACCTGAGCGCAGCCATCGAGGGCTGACCCTCTTGTGTAATCAGCGGCAACTGGGCGCGGCGCTGGGCGGCAGTCTGTGGAATCGCAACTGTAGCTGCGGGTAAACCCGTACCCACACCACGGCGCAGACCTTCGGCACGGCTGGGCACCGGAGCCTGACGGCGGTTGAACAGGTCAAGTTGTACAGGCTGGGTCGGGCCAGCTTGGCGCATGGGTAGCGTCGGCTGCACGGCAGCAGCTTGCTGTGCCTGTTGCATTGCATACAGGTCGCGGGCGTTTGCGCTCTGCTGCGCGAGTGCCTCAGTCTGTTGCTGGATCACTGCCGCTTGCTGGGCCTGCGCTGCCTCGAACTCGCGCTGACGGCGGATGCGGTCTTGAATGGCCTGCAACTGGTTCTGCATCTGCGTGTTGGCAGGTGCAACGGGCGCTTCGCCAGCGAACTGGAGCGCACCTTGGGCCGGATTGACCACGGGCACTTGGGCCGGGGCAGGCAGTCCGGGCAGCGGTTGCTGCGGCTGCATCCGGGTCGCCAATTCTTGGGCAGAGATTTGTCCACCGAAGATGTCCAGCACACCCTGAGTACCGGGGCCACCGGGAGGGACGTTGCCCTGCTGGCGCAGCATCTGGTCTTGGTAGGCTACAGCGTTCGGCCCCATGCCAGCCATGATGACTGGGCCACCCATCGGAGTGACGGGCGGGACAGGGCCGGGAAGCCCCAGCGCGGCAGGGCCACCCAGTTGGAGCGGAGCGCCAGCGCCGGGTGCGCCACCCATCGGGGTGACAGGGGTGTAGTACGGAGCCACGCCCGTGCCGGGGCCGGGAGGTTGTGTCGGCGGGACTGTTGCCAGCGCACCGCCAGTGGGGGCAGGGTCAGGATTCTGGGCAGCGTTGAGCAGGTTGGCGGGCTGCTTGCCACGGAGGTTGGCAACAGCACCAATAGGGCCACCGACACCGAAGCCAGCGGCGAACGAGTTGATCAGCCGGTTGACGTTCTCAGGGGAGCCAAAGTCTTGGTCGGACAGTTGCAGCAACAGGGCTTCCTGCCCCAGTTCTGTGGCACCCTCAGCCGTACCGCCGATGGCGAAACCAGTTGCGCCGCGCTTGAGCAGTTCCAAACCACGACGGCTAGGGGAAACCCCTACACCCATTGGAGTCGGAGCACCCACGCCCTTGAACACACGACCAGCCAGCAGGAACTCGGGCAGCGTCTCCATCAAGGCGTAGGGAACTGACCCGGCCAGCGCCGTCAGGCGGGCGTTCGTGTCTTCAGCGTCAGCGCCTTGCTCACGCAGTTCGCCGTAGATGTCAGCCGCACCCGTGGCAAGGTTCTGCCCATAGGACGCAGCCACAGCACCAGCGATACCGGCTGCTTCGCGCAGCAGTTTCTGTTCTGCGACGTTGAGCGCCTCGCCCTTGGCCTGCTTGGACAGCGCAGACTTGACACCCTCTTTCCATGCAGCTTTACCCAGCAGGCTGGAGAACGCAGCGGCTGCGCCACCCACCGGAGTGCCAGAGGCAGCAGTGCCCGCGAGGAAACCCAGTCCAGCCGTGGCGATGGACTCGATCATGTTCGGCCCTTGCTGGGCGAAGTTGGCTACGAACCACTCAACGGCACCGCGACCCGACTCGATGTCAGTGAACTGGCGCTCATAGGGGGTTGTCCTGCGCAGGTCTTCCATCTGCTGTTCGACGATGCGACCACCAGTCTCCTCGGCACCGGCAAGCTGCAAGGCGCGGCCAGCCAGCATCTGCGTGACATCGACACCGCGCCCGAAGTTGCGTGCAGCCAGTGTGCCCAGCGAGGGGTTGCGCACGTTCTGAACCAGTTGCCCGTAGGACTGTGGGTCAAGCGGCATCCAGTCTCCGTCTGTGGGTAAACCCGTCGATGGGCCACCGAGCAGACCCTCGGCCTGCAACAACGACTGCGCGTCATCACTGGAGAACGTGGTGCCTTGGACGAAGAACTCTTTGCGCGATGGGCTGTAGCCAATGGACGGTGGCTGCTTCATCTCCGGCATCGTGAACTGGTTCTGCCGTGCCGCCATGACACCCTTGGCACCCATGATAGCGAGGCTAGAGAGGTCGTCGCGCAGCGCATCAGAACCTGACGACGCTGCTGCGTTTTGAAATCCAAACGGATTTACGACCGCAGACGGAACCCCGTTTGCGTCCTGATAAAGAGGGTTTTCAAACGAGAGTCCCTTGGTCGCCATATCAACGTCCCATGTTGAGTCCTGCGACTGGGCGAGCGGTTGGCGGAAGTTCTACCTTGCCAAGCGGAGTTTCTTCGACCTTGCCGTCAGGATTGATTACAAATACACGATTGCCTTGTTGGAAGTATGCCACGCCCTTGCTTGTGTCGATAGTCAACTTACCCTGAAGTTGCTTGGCACGTTCCTCGGCGATCCTGTACTCACCGTCAATCATGGCCTTCTGGATGTCACGCATGGCGTTGACCATCGCGTCGCCGTACTTGCGCTTGAGCGCCAGTTCGTTCTCCAGTGCAGCCGACGAGGAGGCAGCTTGGCGGGCTTCTGGGCTGAACTCCCTGAGCGCCATCGCGGCCAACTGCGCTGGGGACACACCGTCCTGCACCTTCTTGCCATTGAGGAAGTAGTTGTACTTGCCGTCAGGTCGAGGCTGGATTCCCACCGGGGTGCCCATGAACTGGGTCAGCACACCGGACAGGCGACGTGGATCGTTGGCAGTGGCGAGTTCACGCAGACCCTGCATCCCTTGCAGGTACATCTGCTTCTGTCCAACTTGTTGCTGAATCTGGAGCAGGCTTTCGTCAAGCTGACCGATGTTCCCGCGCAAGCGCATGGCTGCGTCGATACCCTGCTGGGTACCACTGCGCATGTACACCTGTGCCAACTGTGCGGTTTCGTTGCGCTGCTGGGTCAGGAACGCAGACTGTTGCTGCGCCATCTGGTTGACTTGCTGCAACTCATACGGGATGGACTCGGGATTGGCGAGGTAGAACTCGGCCATCTCCATGTTGCGGGCCTGAGTCTGTGGAACTTCCAATGCTGTAGGAGCCGCACCGGGGGCAGCAGGAGTTGCATTGAACCCACGTATTTCAACTTTGTATGGTGCAGCAGGAGCCGCACCGGGAGCAGCAGGAGCCGCACTAGGGGTTAACCCTGAGAGGATGTCACCGATGGGTTTGGACATTGCTGCCCGCCCCTTCTCCGAGGTTGCGCCCTTATAACGCATCAGGGCTTCTTCGACGTTACCACCAGACTGCTGAACCATCTGTGAGAACAGTTGCGCAGCAAACGGGATAGCCGTGTTGGGGTCGAGCATTTGCTCACGCGACAGTCCGTGGACGGCGGCAATCTGTGCAACGCCCAGACCGAACTTCTCACCGCGAGGCGAGACAGCCGTGGGGTTGAACGACGACTCGGTGCCGATGAGCCGCTTGAAGACCACGGGGTCAATGCCGTACTGAACCGCGCTCTGCTGGATGATAGCGTCGTAGGGCGTGACCTTGTTGTCGAAAGCCTGCGCCCGTCTGGTGGGTTGCGCAGGTGCAGTTGGCTCAGTGGGTTTGGGTGGCTTGGGTGGCAACGTGCGAACACCCGCCGCCAGTTCCTGTTCAGGTTGGCGCACATACCGGTCGGTGAACGGCGTCATCGAAAAGCTGGGCGTTGGCAGTTCTGTGCCAAACAGGTAGTTGATGCCACGTGCCCCTTGGCTGACAATGTTCAGTCCAGCAGCAGCCGGAGCTTGCACAACGTCAAGCAATGCAGCGGGAGCTTTTACCAGCGCAGTACGGTTATACCCTTGGCGTATTTGCTCAGGCGTCAGTGTTACCTGACCCGTTGCGTAGGGGTCTTGTTTTAGCCGCTCAACTTCTGCCGGAGTCATACGGCGAATACCACCCGAGGTAGTCGCAGCAGGGGCGGCAGCAGGCGCAGCAGGTGCAGCAGGTGCAGCAGGTGCAGCAGGTGCAGCAGGTGCAGCAGGTGCAGCACCCATCGGCATCGCTTGTCCGGGCATGAATTGCTGCGTGTACTGAGCCACATTTACCGGCTGGAAGGACGGCATCTGCAACCCGGCCAACTGCTTCTTCAGATCGGCCACCCGGTTCTGTTCTTCGATGGCAAGCTGGTTCTGACGAGAAACGCGCTCGGCTTCTTCAGCCTGTCGCATCCCTTGACCGACGACGCCAGCGCCGCCAAGTAGTTGTCCGAGGTTCATAGTATCTCCTTAACCGCGACCTTGCGACCGTTGGCTTCCGGTCAGGGAACCGAACAAGTTGCCGATGTCACTCTGGGTTTCACGTGCCCGTTGGTTTGCTGCGGTGTACGCACCACGCAAGTTCGTGTATTCACCCATGCTGGATGGGTAGGCGGTAGGCATCATCTGCATACCGGCCTGCATGGTTTGCAAGCGGCCACCCACACCAGTGAGATAGCCCTGATCGAACGACGTGCCCACATCGCGGGCGGTTGCCAGATCGAAGCGCCGCGCTTCCGCAGCCCGACCGGCACCTTCAAGGCCACGCAACCCAGCACGTTTGGCTTTGGCTGCGGCAGTCTGAGCGCGGCGTGCGCGTTGCAGGCCGAAGTACTCAGGGTCGAAGTACTTGGATTCGCCCATAAGGTTCTGCGCCTGCTCCAGTCGCTGTGCAAACAAGCCAGCGTTGGTCTGCTGGAGGGTACGCAACTCATCGGTCTGCGCGGCCAGCAGGGCACGCTCTTGGTCTGACAGACCATCGCCAGCAACGATGGAGCCAGCCAGTTGGCCTGCGGCCCGCAGTGTCAGATCAGCCAGCGCCTTCGGATCGTTGAACTTGGCAGCGATCTCACCGGGCACCTTGGACAATGCCTCAGTGAACGTGGTGGGCTTGGCCGCAGACGTTGCGCCTGTACCTGTGCCAGCAGCAATCGTGCCGCCTGTAGCAGTGCCAGTGGGGCCAACGTAGGAGCCACCCGAGTACTGGGAGATTGGAGTCGCCGACTGGGCAGTACCCGCAGCGGTCGTGACCTGAGCACCGCCCGTGACCGGGTTGACCGATGCGACCTGCAAACCGGTTGACGATGGAGCGTAAGCACCAAGGCTGTAATCAATCGGGGTGCCCGTTGCCAGCGCGTTGGACACGCCAGCTTGGAAGAAACCCGGATCAGGTGCCCGCAGACCGAAGCCAGCCGTGGCGGGGTTGAGGCCCGTAGTGGGGAACTGTGCGCCAGACGCGAGGCTGTAGTCCACACCAGCGAACCCTGCTGGGCCACCGGCACCGGCCAGTCCGGTGGGTGCTCCTGCACCACCAAACGAGGTAGGCATCGTCAGCCCTGCACCGCCGCCACCTGTGGCACCGCCAAGACCCGTTGTACCACCACCGGTACCAAGGCCGTAGTCCACGGGGGAAATACCTGCGGTGGTCGTTGCGGCAGTCGGTGGTGCGGCTCCGGCAGCAGGAGTAACCCCGCCTCCGGCAGCAGTCGGTGCAGTGGTGTACCCACCAATACCGCCTCCGATTGCGCCCATCAGTGCCCCTCGCCCAACGTCGCCACCGAGTACCGCCTGTGATGCGCCCCCCAGTGCTGCGCCTACGGCTGCGGAACCCAGCACACTACCGACAGTTGCGGACATGCCGAACGTGGCCGCAGTGACACCCAGCGATGTACCGATTGCTCCGGCTATCGCCGGGGCAGCAAATGGGATGGCGATTGCAACTGCAACCCCAATGAGAGTTTTTACGCCTTTGCTCATTTCGATCTCCTTATAGGGCCATTCTGACGTACATACAGGACTTGTTGAACCCGAAGCGGTTCAAGTAAATCTTTGCAAGACGTTCAGGTGCATACGCATCAAGGAACTCCACCCCGTTGGCTTTGAGCCATTCAAGGATGATGTGCCAATATGCAGATTTGAATCTCATCAGTCCACGTCCAGCCAGCGCCATGACATCAGCGCACTTGTGACCATTCGTGGTGTTGAACTGGATGCCCAAGACACATGCCGGTTCGCCGTCCTCGAATCCAACAAAGACTGCTACCAGCCCAGCGAGTGCAAGGATGTAAATATCCTTGGCGTCCAGTTCATCTTTGGCAATCTCATTGCCTTTACATGCAGCATCAAAATGCGGCTCCAGAACCGGCCACAACTCAGTGACTCGTTCAGGTGTCAACATCTCAATGGTCATGTCTGTCATTTGTATTTCTCAACAAGGCTGTCAAAAAACTCTTTGCCCTTCATCTTCACGACGTTGGCGGGGATGACGTATTCTCCCTCATGGGCGTTGATCAGTACAGAGCCATCTGCCTTCTTGGAGTCAGGGGTCATGCCGCCACGGGCCATCGACGGCACTGCGCCGCTGGAGACTTGGGAGGCGCTGATCTCGGGGCCACCGGCCATTGCGGGAGAACCGCCCTGCATCATGTTCTGCCCACCCACATCAGCTTGGATCGCACGGGCCGCGAGCAACAGGACAAACACCAGACCTTGGTCATACTGGGGCGGCAAGTCCTGCTCGGTGGCGATACCGTTCTGGATGGCGAACTTGCGGACGTAAGGATACATCTCGGGGTTCTGCGCAGCGACCGTCGCTAACTGGACGACCATGTTAAGTTCTTGCTGTGTCAACTCGCCGGTCTGCATGACCTGCTGGATCGCTACCCGGATAGCCTCAATCTGTTGTGGGTTCTGCGTAGCGAACTGGTTGACCTGCATCTCCAGCATCTGGGGCGACATCGTGCCACCTTGCCCAACTGCCTGCTCGCTGACACCAACACCGGTACCGGCGCTCATACCTGCACCGGGCATACTGGACATACCGGCCATGTCAGGCGCACCACCGGGGCCGATCATGCCACCAGCTTGGTATGAGGGAGCGAAAGTTGCCGCGCCGCCCATGCCGCCCGACAGGCCAGCCACTGGGGGTGTATTCATCGAGGGAGTGCCTGCACTGCCGACATTCAAAATGCTTGCGAGTGCCGGTGGAATATCGGGCATCGACATGTTGTAGGGGTTCTGCATGTTCATCCTTTCAGTTGATTGATCAACGTGTTCACCGTTGCTCGTAAATTGGCTACATCATTCGCAAGCTGCTGAACATCAGACACCAACTTACCATAGTCGTCAAGGCTCGGCACAGTCGCTCCGCCTATTGTAAACCCGGTACCCTGCGCAGTCACGCGAGTCATGTTCTGGGTCGGCGGGTTGGACACCGTAACTTGACCCTTAACGACAGCACGAACTGAGTTGTCCGCACCCCGAGCGCCAGTCAGCAACTCGATGTTCTCTTTCATGGCAGTCAGGGTATTGAACTGCCAATCATTCAGCCCGCCCTGCGGGATGGACGGTATCGCTGTGAAGCGTGGGCCACGTGTTGCCATCAGACCTCCCTCAATCCAAGCATGGTTTCGGCCAGATGGATGGCACGAATCCGAATGTTGCCTTCGACACCGACCTCAAACGTATCGGTGCGGTACCCGGTCGGCAGGCGGAATCCATCTACGTCATTGACTGTGGTCGTGAAGATCAGTTGCTTGTTCACCCACATGCGGAACGTGATCTCGTCCGCCGTGTTCCAGTTGGTCAATGCGTTGTTCCACACCTGCACATCGGTATCCCACGTCTGCGTCACGGTGGAGTAGTCTGCAACCACCCGCGCTGCGCCAAGATTGATCATGTCCTTGGTGACGATGACCTTGGACTTCCACTCCTGAACCACAGGCGGCTGCGCAAGATTGTCCCACTCGTAGATGTCGCCGTTGGTGCCGCTGACGTAGTACACGATGCCGTCGATGGAGTCGTAGAACGAAGCTGAGAAGTTGTAGTCCGCATTGACAAAGAACCCACCGACCTTGGCATCTTGCTCGAAGATGAAGGCACCCGTCGAGTGCGAGGCGAAGTAGTTGTCGCCGTAGTACTCAGCCACCACCGTCTTGGGGTTGATGCTGGACTGCCACGTGTCGTTGTTGTACAGCAGCTTGGTGATGATGCCCGCGCCACTGCTGGGCGAATACACCGCCAGCCCGTCATGCGTGGAGTACACGATGCCATAGCCCATCGTCACCATGCTGTTCTTGTTCAGGCACGGGAAGTTGGCGTCGATCCGCGCTGTGGACATGCCGTTGGCTGGGTCAGAACCCGAAACGATGTACGGGTACGAGTCTGTCGTCACCAGCGAGGAGCCGCTGATCGCCGCGATACCCACGACGTTGTGTTCGAGGTTGACAGCATACGCAGCAGGCCATGCGTGCGGGCGACCCGGCTCGGAGAAGAACAACGTGTTGCCAACAAAGCCCACGAGGATGTTGTTTTGGATGGCGGTCAGTCCCTGCAAGTCTTCAGGCGGTGCGTCGTAATTATCCGTGGCAAGAATGTCAAACAGATCACGCGAGTCGAAGTCATCGAGGAAGGTGTACACACCGCCGTCGCCCCAGTACCGCGCAGCCGTGGTGGGAGGGTTCTCAGAGACATCATGGAACAGGGTGCCCGCAACCACAAGGGTGTTGGCAACGTCTGCCGCCGCCTGCGCGTACTCGAACGTGTAGTCGTCGATCACATCCGTGACGATGCCACCCGTGATGTCGAAGGATGCCACGGTGCAGCCGCTGATCTTGAAGCGATCATCGACCGACAAGTTGTGGGGGAAGATCAGCGCGACACGCGAGACGTTGGCTGTGCGCTGCACCGAGGCCAGCCCGGTGGGGAACCACAGGGTCTGGAGCAAATAGAACTCTGTGCCTGAAGCAGCCGCCAGCGTGCGGTAGAGCTTCACACCACGCACAAAGTTGTTGCCGGAAGGCTTGACCGTGGGGATGTTGGACACCGTGACGGAGATGCCTTCCTTGATGAACAGATCATCAGACGGCTTGGCCGCGATGGACTCCTCGTCCCAAGGCGTGATCCATGTGAATGTGTATGACCGCGCTTGCGTCAGCCCACCGAGGTTGACCTTGCCAGCACTGCTCGTGGTCGTAGCAATCTGGGGGCCGGGGCTGAAGTAAGTGAAGGTCGTGGGGTTGGTGACTGTGCATTCGACGTTGGTCGCGTTCAAATTGCGGATGTCCCATTTCACAGTGCCGCTGGTCGTGTTGGGCACCGTTGTGATGATGTCGAACGTGTTGGCCGTGACGTTGGTGACGGTGTACGCGCCATCGGTGGCAGTGCCGGATGTGAAATCCAGCGTCACCTGTGCGCTATTCGCCAACCCGTGGGCGTTGATCGTGACCTGAATGGTCGTGGTGCCCGAGTTCGTCCACGTGATGTTGCCCGACCGAGCGGCTGCTACCGGTGCTGTGATAGCAAAGGTGTCCTTGTCGATCACGCTGACCGAGTACGCGCCATTGATGGTGGTGTCGGCGCTGAACTGGAGGTTTGTCACCATGCCGGTCTGAAGGCCGTGGTCAGTGATCACGACGGCCAACGACAGCGTGCCGGAACTTTGGCTGTATGTGCCGGTGCGGGTCGATCCTGCCTGCGTGTATGTGCCGTTGATGTAGCTGAACCCGGAGACGGACACGGAGTTGCCAGTGCGCAGGCCATGCGCTGCGGAGGTCACGATGGTGACGATGTTGGCCGCATCACGGGCATACGAAGTGGTTGTCTTCTCGGTGAAGGTTCCAGCGGTCGTTGTCAGTTGTAAGGCATCATCGGGCGGTGCCAGTCCAAGGTCGTAAAAACCCACAGGGTATGGAGCCGCGCCAGTCGTTGCCAGTTCGTAGTTGCTGACCTTGGGCTTGCCGTCACCCGAGTAGTAGAACCGCTGCTCGTCCTTGTCGGTCTTGGAGGCAACAGCGATGTCCACATCAGTGAGCCACGAGAGCCACTTCTTGGCATCGGTATCGGGATCGCGCAGCGCAAACAGCGTCTTGATCACGCCGGTGCGGCCTGTGTTGTCAACCACAACAGGTTGTGGATAGGGGATCAGATCACCGGAGTACAGTTTGCAGTTGTTCGCAATCTGGCCCGCCGTGTTGGGAAGCAACTCCGGCGAGATTTTCGGTGCAGTACCGAGGAAGCCTATGATCTTTACGCCTGCCATTACGCAACCAATCCTTGAAGGTAAACCGTCTTGCCGTCTTGCTTGACAGCAGTCAGCGCCTGCTTCTTCAGGTTTGCGGGGTCATACGACACATGCACCCAGCCGCTGTCCGGCACACCCTGAGTATAAAACTCAAGGATCACCTGAGTAAATGGGAGATTGCTGCGAACCCACTCGGCCAGTTCTGCGTTGGGCACGCCGGGGATTTCGATGTCCGCCGCCATGCCCTTGCAATGATCAGACGTTTTGGAGCCGCCCACCTTGGCGTTGACATCAGGATGGCGGAAGCCCGAGTTGACTTTCACGCCCTTGCCGTAGTGGTCACGCACAGGTTGAAGTACGTATACAGCCAGCGCCTGCAAGTTGCTGATCGCCGTCTGGTCGGGCGAGTTGTCCATGTCGTGGCGCAAAGCGGTTTCGCTTTTGGTCATCTCGGACAGCGTGAAGTTTTCAGTCAGGTTCATTTTGCTGGCCCCGATTTAGAGAGCAGGTCGGTCTTGGCCTGTGAGCCAGCACTGCTGCCAAAGTAATAGGCAATGATGCCCGTCCATGCGGTGCCAAGTGAGCCGAGCATCATCAGGATGGCTGGGTTGCTGCTGTCGATCTGGTTGAAGAACATCATCACCATGATGCCAAAGAAGCCGATGGTAACTGCGCCAGCCAGAAGGGGTGGCATCATTGAGCGGGTGGTAGCCTGCATCTCTCGTGCGCTCTTGCGATCCTCAACCTCCAGCTTCTCGAAGTTGAGGCCAAGTTCCTGCGCTTGCTTTTGCAACTCGATCTCGGCGATCTTGACCTGTGCGATCTGCTCTGCTGACAACTTGTTGTTGGAGATCATGTCGCCAACTTTGTCCGGGTCAACCCCGATGGCTTTGGAGATGGCCGACACAGCCATACCTGCCAGTGGGCCACCCATTGCGGTGGCGATAGTCGGTGCAATCTGTTTGAGCCAATCCATATCAGTTACCCCTTTTGGTTAATATCGTGCTGGCAATCTCCAGCATGAATTTGACCTGTTCTATATCCACAGGAGGTTCGGCCCAACCTACCGTGATCTGCCCAACAAACCGATGCGAGTCAGGCGGCACACTTACCCGACAGGTAAATTTTACGCCCTTCTCGATATACCACAAGCCTACCTCGGATTGTGCGTAGCGGTACTCACCACAAGGAATCTCGTTTGTCATCAGCTTGACGACATCCGAGTTGTTGGACGAGTTCTGGCTGAACAGACCTACGTCGATTTCTTCAACCGCCTTGTCCCTGCCGTCCTTCGTGTAGGCCCGATACAACACCCGGCTGTTGAACAGGGGGTTGACCTTGAAGATCGCTACTACTGCCGCCCCGGTCTGCTTAAACAACATGGAGCTTGCGTCGTCTGCCCTTGAGGTGTTGATCTCCGGCAGCTTCTTGGACTCCTTGTATGCGTCCAGCATGAAGGTTTGGTTCTGCCAGAGGAAGTACCCGGCAAAGGCCACCACGCCCATGATGAGGATGGCGAACAGCTTGAACGGCGAGTCCACATACCCGAGCACCTTGTCGAGTGTTGAATTGGCGTTCAGCTTTTCGTCGCTCATCTTCGGACGTGCATCATGTACAAGACAATGCCGTAAATTAGTAACCCCGCCAAGACGATGGAGGCCATGCCAATGGCGATGTACTCAATCATGTCTTCTATTTGCGCCGCCCTGCGGGCCTTCTCCCGAGCGATGGCCTCTGCTTCCTCCCGCCTTCGCCGCGCTGCTTGGGCTTGGAACTGAAGCCAGTCATTCCAAAGCCCCGGCCTGCCTGCGTAGATCATGCGCTCCTTGAGTTCTTCCTCTTGCAGTCGAAGCTGCTCCAGCGCCATGAACTCCTCAAGACTGGAGCCACCACCTTTTTGATTGGCTTTTTCCTGAATCTTGGCTTTGTTGTCGAAGTAGTCAAAGACCCGACTGCCGAGCGCAGACAGTTCTTTCCCGTTTGCTAGGGCACCCTTGATGACAGCAAACGCTGCATTCGCGGCAGCAATTTCAGCAAGCATCAAGGCCCCCTAGTACGTGGATTTACTTTTTGGACTTCAACATGCACTTGCCCATTGCTTTGCACTTGGCAGCATTAGGACACGCAGCGCAGGGCTTGAACACCATACCGCCTTTTTTGTAGGCCATAGGCTTGGCGGTGGACTTGTCTTTTTTCATCATCATCATTCCGGGCATGATTTACTCCTTGGTAAGTTTGGTTTCGAGCTTTTTGAACAGCAGCCCGAGGGTGCTGTCGATCTTGTTGAAGCCGTCTTTCATGTCGTGCTTCAACTCCTTGAAGTCGTCCTTGATGTCAGTCATTGCAACTTTGAAGTCGTCCCTGCGGACGTAGACTTCAGGGAGGTCACGTTCGATCTGCTTCATGTCGGCCTTCAATTCTTTGATGGCATCCCAGACGACCTTCAGCACCCACCCGAGGGTAGCACCTAGTCCTGCAAACAGCCAGTTGACAATCGTCTGATCCATCGGGCTTTACTCCTGTGGGAGACGTGCGGCTTGGGCAGTCTGTGCAGCTTGGTACGCAGCAACAACTTCAGCAGTGTGCGTCGCCGCACAGATGGCCTGCACACGAGCGTCCTCTGCGCTGTAGTCATCACCGGGGGCGACAACGTGGCGGTGAAATGTGCCACTGATCTGCTTGCCATCTTCCATGATGGCGGTCTTGGTGCGTACTTGTACGACACCTGATTCAATGACCTCGATGCGGTCAACTACGGTTACTTTTTCCAGCATGATGCTCTCCTAGTATGGCCCAAGAATCCACTTGGGCTTTGGTTTAACAATCGGTCGCGCCAGCGAACTCTGGCTGTAGCTTCACAAACTCATACGCTTGCGCAAGCGGATTGGTTGCACTCATGTCGTATGCGCAAGTGTAATTAACGCTTCCCGCAGCAACTGTGCTCGCGGCATCTTTGTATGCTCGAACCCAAAATGTTATCTGCGCCTTATTGTCCAGCGATAAACCCTCGACACGATGGTATGCGTCAACGATGTCAACACCGAAAGGTGTACCAACAGTTTTTTTGAGTGCCATAAAAATCTCCTTAGATAGCCATTGCACTACCCTTGACAAACATAATCTTTAACAATTGGTTTGTAAGTGTAATTGGGGATGCGGAAAAATTACGAGCAAATACACAGAAGTACTCTGTACTGCCAGTCGTTGCTGTTGTAACTTGGTAAATAAGATCAGGCTGGTAAGAACTTGTAATTTGCGCTAAACCAATTGCAAAATCATCGTTCCATAAATTTGGAACAGTTTGATCTGTAATCAATGCCACGCGATCATTAGCGGGAACGGTGGCTGTAACCGTTCTTTTGTACAGCAAAACTTCTTTTTGCCTAGAAGTATTTGTAACGCCAGAATTTTGAGCCAGCGTAAGTCCAAGTTCATATAGGTAATTTTCATAGAATGTTGCACCAACAAAAGTACGCCTATAAACTTGCCTACTTGAGTTGATATTTGTTGAAGTTCCAAGAACACTATCCCAAAATTCAACTTTTTGTAGAATAGTTCCCGTTGCAATAATTTTATCAGTGCTGGCAGTTCCGCGAAATCTAAAAGCAACCAACTCGTTGCTTGTCGCTTGAAGATCAAGACCGCCTGTACCATTTACATATGCTTGATTTATAAATGTTACACAACTAAAAAGCCGCATAAACGGTATTGTTGGTTCAGCTTCGAAATAACAATTTTCAATATACAGCGGGTCGGTGTTCTCAATATACGACTGGTACCCACTGGTCGTACCAGTATTGCTTTCAATTACAGAATCACGGAAGCATAAATTTTTAGAAACAATGGTTGGCGTTGCTTTAAAACCATAATCACTGTTTTGGTTAATGTATGTTTTGTTGAGTGTAAGTGTTGTAAAGTAGCCGTTATCACCAATACCATCGTATTGTGGATCAACAAGCATACCCTTAATGTTTCCAAAAATTCGACAATTATTAAACGTAACATCAAACAAATTGTTTATTCGAACACCAAGATTGATTTCAGTAATGTTTACATCGGTTACAGTCACGTAACCTGTAAACTCATACACATTCACCGCAGATAAATAAATAGCAGTTCCAGCGGCAGTTGAAGTCCCAAACATTCCAAAATGCTCAAGATCATTGTTGCCACCAGCAACACGCAAAAAGTCACCAGTGTGTGCTGTGGTGTCACACTTAAACCGGCTTTTGCTTGACCCTACGCCAAAAATACGCATACCGCTAGGCACAACTGATTGCCCTGTCAAGAGAAAAGTTCCCTGTGGAATAAAGACCGCATTGCCAGTAGCAATGGCTGCATTGAGCGCCGCAGTACTACTTGCTACACCAGTTGGGTCAGCGCCAAAATCGAGGATGTTAGCAGTCTCACCGCTAATCATGGAGTAAGAAACTTTTGTAAGCGCCATATTGTCCCCTTAGACTTGGTAAGTAGCTTCAAAGAAATAATTATTTCCCGGCCCGCCACCTGTATACAGTTCTGTCACAACAAATGCGGGATTGTTTACAGTGCCGTTTTTGAATAACTGCAATCTTGTGGAATTTGCAACGCACCCAGTTGCCAAAGCCGTTGGTTGGTTGTAGTTCCCGCTATCAGGATTGAACCAAACATTGCCTATGCCAGCTTCTCCAACCGTAAACGGCAGTCCCGTAATATAAACTTGACCCGATGCAGCCCCGACAGTTATTGCCCCGGATGTGAAAAAATTACCGCTGACATACACCGTCCGACCGATCTTCGTGTATTTCCCCACAGCACTATCAAAAGTAACGGTTGTAAAGGCTCCACCAGCAGAACTCAGACCGGGACTCCAAGTGCCTTCTTCATAGTCGTCCAGCAACTCGCTGGTCATGCCAGCGGGGTTCGGGTCTTGCGTGAAGTCGATGCCTTTGCCTGCCTCAGCAAAAACTAAGTTTGAGTGATACAAGGTCACATTTGAATACTCAACTTTAACCGTTGCATATCCGCCATTGAATATAGTAAATGGAGTACCTATAGCTTGTGTGTCAAGCTGCATGTCCGTGCCATCATTGTACAAGTACCCTCTAGCAGTAGTTCCATCCGCAGCAAAGAACTTCAGCATATATCCTGCTGAATTGATTGTTCCCAAAGTAAAAACTCCTGTGCTTGGAGTAGCCGAGCCTATTGCTCCGGGGGCTGCAAAAGTAGCACCATTTAAACTGCTCGCATTTAAGTTAGCTACGTTGGTTGTTGAAGCAACAGTTAGTGGTGCAGTGCCTGTTGTAACAGTTGATGCAAAAGACAATCCACTTACTGCTCTACCAGAAGTCAAATCTGCCACTGACACTTTTTTAGTTGTACTACTTTGGACGATTGGTAAAACTTCAGTTCCTGCTAGGGGGACAGCACCAGAAGTTAAGGCAGAAATTTTTGAGTCAGCCATAATTTAATCCTTTAATTCACGAAGTTTAAAAATGATTTTTAAAAATCAAAAGCATTTCATTGTATGTAACTGCCGATGAAATTTGACTTTCAACTGCAATGGCATCTGCTCGATGTGCTTGACGTTCTGCAATCATTGCTTGTGGAATTTCTTTTTGACTGCTTGGGTCGGCGGCACGCACCACGTACCAATCCGTCTTAGAGAGTAATTTTGCCAATTTCGCAGCATTCAATTTAAACAAGTCTTCACGAACGTCTTCAATTGGCCGCTGCACATTCTCGATCTCAAAAAATCTGTTCATGATTTTCCTTAGTTAACGCTGCGGCATGTTTCAAACCAGTTTGTGCCTCTTTTTACAACCGTCAGGGTATCGTGTTGCGTCCCCGCGAAAGATGCAAATCCTTGCAAATAGAAGTTTGCCAACGTAATTGTTGTGTTGCCGTTGGTGAAATACATCGTCACTTCTTGGCCTTCATAACCATCGTCTAAATTGGTCACGCTTGTTGCACTTGCGTTGTTAAAAACAATGTGCTTCGCGCTATTAACACTTGGCGTTGTATCGCCATTGGCGGCAGTAATCCACAACACTTGGTCGGCATACACGTTGATGCCGCAGTAAATGCCAGTTGCTGGGTCAAAGTCAATGACACCACGGGCCGTAATGCCAACATACGAGTTGTTCCCGATGATATTTCCGGTTGGAAATGTTGGTGGCGCTCCCGTGTATGAAACAACAATTCCAGCCTGACTTGATGGAACAACCGATACTGATGACAACACGTTGCCAGAAAAAATGTTTCCGCTTCCATTGACACAGAAGATGTGCAAACTTCCGGGGTCAATAATTACGTTTCCTGTAATTGTATTTCGATTAGGATACGAGTTTGCTGGTACTCCACCTTCTAGATATATTCCATACACCGCTGGATTGACAATCGTATTTCCGATTACGACGTTATCGCAAGTATTTACGTCCAAACCAATTGCGCGGCTACCTTGGTTATTTTTAATAGTGTTGTTTGCAACTGTGCAATAGCGAACACCGTCATATGATGCCACGTTGTAAAGGGCAATTGACTCTACAGCACAATTAACAGACGTGTTGTTTGCAACAACGCAGTATTGCGATCCCTGAGGCGATGAACCCGACAAATACACATCATGCCGCGCAACATTTTCAAAAGTATTTTCGGTAACGATAAAACGTAAACCAATGTTATAAACAGCATATCCGTTGCCCGATGGTGCAACACCCGTTCCAATGTCTTTAAAATAGTTGTTAATTACTTTGCAATCATTTGCGTTTTCATTGGTGTTTAGAAAACCGTTTGTCCAATTGTGAACATAACAATTCTGAAGCACCGTCTTGGGTGCGAATGTGCGAATTGCACTTTTGTTATCATTCGACACCGAAGCACCATCAAATTCCAATCCATTGATTTCAATGTTTGAACAAGTACTGTCAATATCCCAAAGATCAAACGATGTGTTAACTACAATTTTTGATGCAAACGGTTCACCAAACAAAGTCATATTTGCCACGTTGGTAAATGTAATCGTGCTGGTGATTAGATATGAGCCGAGTGGGAAATAAAGACTTTTTCCACTAGACGCCAAAATCGCAGTTCTAACGGCATTAGTGTCATCAGCCACACCATCACCTACAGCGCCAAAGTCCTTGACGCTGACAGTATCACGCAACTTATCGCGGAAATTACGAATCACTGCGCCGGTGCCTGATTGCAAAAAGTCTGTGACCGCTGCCCCAGTCACGCGCAACTCAATGCGGGAACCCGCAGCGAACGAGTTGGCCGTAGAGCCTTCCTGTGCCCGCACCACGGTCATGGAATCGCCAGACCGTGCTGTGACCTTGATCACCTCGAACGTACCGCCTGTGCTCTCCAGTGTGGCGTAGAAGTAGTCGGATGCGCCGAGCGCAGGGAAGCTGGCCCCGTTGCCCGTCGTCAGGACGATGCCCGTGTCCGAGGCGCTGATCGCAGTTGCCAGCGTGCCAGAGGCGTTGTTCTTCAGTTGAATTCCCATATTCACTCCAGCAGAATGTACGAGCCGTCTTCTTGCAGCAGATCATCGCCGTCTTCAAGCAGCAAGTTGTTGAGGAGCGCAGAGGTCTGCCTCCGAATGCGCCGCATGATCAGGACGATGTTCAGTGCCATGTCAGCCTCGCAACACCACGGTCACGTCAACGGCGTTGGCCGCGCCGCCAGCGATCACCGGGCGGATATACATCGCAGCAGTCGTGAACTCAAACAGCGCAGCCGCTGTGGCGCTGATCACGGTGCCACCCAAGTCCTTCATGTCGAAGTAGGTCGTGCCGTCGTTGGACACTTGCAGCCCGATGGTCGCACCACCGAAGGTGCCGCCGAACTGCACAGCGCCCGCCACAGCGGCCTGCGCGGCGACGGGGAAGGCCGTGAGGGTGTCACCAGTCACGATGTCTGCCCACGTCACACGGGGCGTCTTGCCCGACTGGGTGGCGACGAAATCAAAGGTAGGGGTTACGGTAGCCATGTTGTGTCCTTTCAGAGAAGCAGATAGTCATTCGTCTCGTCGATGATGGCCGCAATGGTTGCGGCAGTGATCCGGTGCTCGAAGCGGCTGTTGGCCGGGAACGGGATCGCCATCGTGCTCTCCTGCGCCCGAACCATCGTCATCACGTCATCGGTGCGGGCCGTGACCTTCACGATCTCAAAGTTGTTGTTGACATCACTGAGCGTGGCGAAAAAGTAATCGCCCGAGCCAAGGATGGGGAACAAAGACCCCTTCCCGGTTGTCACGGTCAGCGATGTCTGTGTGCTACTCACCGAAAGCGGGACAAGGGCGGTAGCGTTGTTGGTCAGTTTGATTCCCATGTCAGGCTCCAAAGGGTTGCATCCGCACGCGCATGGTGCCGCGCACGTTGCCGAGGTTGGCCCGAGCACGTCGCTCTGAGGTTTGGTAAACGTACTGCTTGGCGTGGTACGCAGCAAGCTCACGATCTGACCACGCTTGGTTCGGCAACACCAGAAGATGTTGCAGCGCCCCGTGCATGATAACCTCCTCCAACTCGTCGAAGATCACCTCGTCCATCGCCGTCGCGTTCTTCTTGGGCTTGAGCGCCAAGAACATGCGGCACCGGTAGGGCTTGTCGTTGTTGGGCAGCGGCAGGATGATGTACTTGTCCGGCGTCACTTGTGTGATGGACTGGGGAGTGCTGGCATCGGCGATGATGGCGTCAGGCACCGTGAAAGCAGCCTGATCATTGAACAGCACCTCGTTGTACTCTGGGGCGTTGAACGTGCTAGTCGAGGGTGTCTCGCTCCACGCTACTGCCGGAGCCTGCCCGCTGTAGAGGTCGGCCCACTGAGGATACAACTCGATGGCTTTCTCCATCGTCAGGCGCTCCAAGGGGCGGTCATTGACCACCGCCTCGAACATCACATGCACATCGGTGTTCACCGGCTTGTTGTAGGCGTACTCGCTGACACCGGGCAACAAGTTGAACAACGGCACTTGGTATCGCCAGTACAGCGTGCGCTCGCACGTGCGGATGGCCGAGTCGCGGATGTACTGCACGATGGTGGCGTTGGGGCACCCCGGCACAGAAGCCTGCACACGGGGGACGAGGGATGCGAAGGTGCGGTCGGCCATGTCAGATCACCTGTCTCGGGTCTTGCCCGCCTGCTTCGGTATCCGTGATCGTGCGCGACTGCAACGACACACCGAGTCCCTGAACAAACGAATCTTGGAACAGCTTGGCTCGGCCCGAGTTTACGTGCTCGTTGTCGATGGACTCAGCCAAAAACACCACCCCGTCTACAGTCGTAGGGAAGTAGGCATCAGTGGGGAACGTGATCTCTTGATCGAGGGCATAGTCAGGCGGCGTCTGGGCGTACTCTCCAACAAGCACGACCCCCGCAGCAGGGCGGGGGGACACGAAGAACCTGTTGGGGTTGCGCACATGGCGCATGAAGTTCACAGGCTGGCCGGGAGTCTCGCGCACCCAACCGGGGGCTGTGCGATCCAGCGTTTCGCGGTCGGCTTCCGTGACGGCATCGCCGTCCTTGACTTGAAAGATTTCGATCAACCGTGTCGAGTCAGCGGGGCAGCTTTGCAAAACGGTGTTGGCCGTAGTCGGAAAGTCCGCGATCACCGCGAACAGATCAGGGCGAAGCATCACCATGCGCTTGAGCGTCTGATTGACGAAGCCCAGCAGCACCGCATCGCTGTAGCGGAACGGTGTCTTGGTGTCTTGGATCAGACGACGCACTTCGGTGATGACTTCGTTGGGTGTCATGCAGGCAATCCTCGTGAGGCTTCTTCAGCCAGTTCAGGAGAAGTATACGCCGGAGCCTCTGGAATGTCAGCAGTTGACAAGTCAAGCGCACCCTTCTTCTTGCGTCCAGTTACCTTCACAGCCTCTGCAACACGCTGTGCAGCAGCCGGAGGGATGAACCGCTCAGGGTACGCGATCTCCTCTGGCACGACTTCGCAATCTGGGTTCTTTGCCAGAATCGGGTTGAAGTCATAAATGAAGCCATCGGCCTTGACTCGAATGTACATCTTGCTCATTGGGATTCTTTCTCTTGGTTGACTATCGGTACTTCGCGGTTTTCTTTGCGACAGATTTTGGTTGGGCTACGAACTGCTTCCCCGCAGCTTTGCCCATGCGTTTTGCACGTGTTGTTGCAGCGTACTCAGCAGGGCTAAGACTCTTAATTGCAGCTTCAGGAAGGTATCGTTCACCCGTGTCAGAAGATTTTTTACCACTTTTGGTTCTCCATTTTTGATCGCCCCAGTCTTTGAGGCTTTTCTGTGGGGCTTTCATGTCAGTCCCTGTACCCGCCGCCAGCGGCCTTGTACTTCTTGGCAACAAGTTGTGCCTTGCGTGCGCTCCATTGCCCAGCACCAGTGCCCTGCACCGCAGCAGACTTCACCTGCGACACGATCCGCTTGCGCAGTTCGGGCTTGGTGTAGTTGCCAGCAGCGTTGACCGTGGATTTGGCTTTGGGTTTGGTCACCATGTCAGCACTTCCAAGCCCGTAGGCTCTTGTTGATCCGGCTGTTGGGATCGTTGGCTGTCTTCTCGGAGGTGAGCTTCTTTTTCATGCCCTCCATCCGGGCACAGAACGAATCCTTGCGCGGGCCACCTTCAGGCTGCGGAGCCTTCAGTCCGGGTTTACCCGGATTGGCCTTGTTGTAGGACGCACGACCCTTGGCGTTCAAGCCGCCCTTGGGGTCTTTGCCTTCCTTGCGAGTCCATGCTGGTGTCTTTGCCATTACGCCACCGCTCCTTTCAGTACAAGAAACTGAATCACAGGACTCTCGGTGCCCGCTGACGGAATTGTTGCGTTGTCGATGTTGCCCACCGAAATGACACACGATCCTGCGGAGACGGAGACAACGTGAACCTGATAATACTTGCGCGTGGCAGCAGCCGCACCAGATTTAATACTCAACACGAAGACATCGTTCGCCCCGATAGTGTTATTGGTCAGCGTGAATTCATCGGCATCATGCCCGCCAAGTGAGCCTGCAAACAGAACAATTTCCCCGGTGATCTTGTCGAGCGTGACCCCTGTAGTGCGGCTTGTGCCCTGCGTGACTGTTCCACCCGTACCGACCGGGTACCCGATTGAAGTGGTGGCCTCAACGGTCGTACCCTTGACAGACGCCGGAGTTGTCGCGCCGACCGTAGTCCCGTCAACCGCGCCACCGTCAATATCCACTTTGGTGATGTTCACCTCACCCGTACCCTTGGGTGTTATGTTGATGTCGATGTTGGTGTCGTCACCAGTCGCAGATAGCGTGGGGCCATTGCCCGTTGCAGCGTTTGCCAGCGTCAGTTCATTGACTGCCGAAGCAGTCGCCGTGACCTTCAGCAACTCGTTGCCGTTGGTGTCGTTGACCCCCGTGACAACACGAGGCGACGTAGCTGAGAGCGCCCCTACAACTGTGCGGCCTGTGCCCTTGGGCGTGATGTTGATGTCGATGTTGGTGTCGGTGCCGTCGGCACCCAACGTGTTGCCGTTGAGGTTCACACCCGCCGCCGCTGCGCTGGTTGCCAGTGTTGTGGACTCCACGAGGGTGAGGCCCGAGAACGAGCCAGTGATTGTTACGCCCGACAAGGTGCCGCCTGTGATGGCAACAGCGCCCGAGTTCTGGGTTGCCATCGTGCCGAGGCCCAGCGCCGTGCGGGCGTTACTGGCACTGCCGAATGCGATGGCAGAACCCAGCGTAAGATTGCCCGTGGTGGCCTGCACCGTGTTGCCGGTCAACTGCACGTTGCCGACCGAGGCCGACGTGGTGCCCACCTTCAGCGCCGTGGCGACACCTGTGCCGCTGTAGACCGTCTTCTCAGTCGCGGTCGGGCCATCATCAACATGCAGCAGTTGATCGAAGGTGGAGGCAATGGTGGAGCCGGTAAGGTTGGTTGGCATGTCAAGCCCTCTGGATCATTACTTCGATGGTCGAAGTCAACGGCGGAGCTTCGGAGAACGTCAGAGTCGTGCCGCTCACACCGTAGGTGTTCTTTTGCTGGTAGACCCCGTTGACGAACACCTGCGTGTTGTTCTCATTGCCGGGATCGTAGGTCAGCGTGAAAGCAACTGTGCTTCCGTTGCCGGTAAAATTCTGGACTCGTTGGATACCAGCGAGATCAATTGCCAAACCTTTGGCAAGTTCCTGTCGTGTGATCGCCTTCGTCTCGTTGGCGGTCGCATCAAAGATGACGAGCTTGTCGTCCGTCGCAGACTGTGCGCCAGTCAGTACGTTCAGTGCGGGAATACGCTTGGCTGTCATCCTATCCTCCTGTGAACAGGGGGCACGAAGCCCCCTGCCAGTTTACATCACGCTGGAGTGACTGCGTTAGTACCATCGGCTCGAACCCAAGTCGAGTTGGCGTTGGCACCAGTTGCAACCATCAAGCGGCTGTTGGTCGTGTCAAACACGATAGTCCCAGCAGCTTTACCCGCCGTATTGACAGCATCGCCGATAGCGCCGATCTGTGTAGCAGTTGCGGTGCGAAGCTGAATGTACCCAGCCGTCGCGTCTACGTCGCCGGTGAGAGTACCAGCAACGCCACCGGAAGCAGTCAATGCACCAGTCACAGTCAGCGTCTGCAAAACTGCTTTGCCGCTGTTGATGGTTACATTGTCTTGTGCAATACCCGTATAAACACCCATGATGTTCTCCTTTTAAGAGTAGGGGCCGAAGCCCCCACAGGGTTTAGGCGTAGCTTGCAGCTACGTTAGCCACGATGGCAAACACACTGACCACGCAATCAGTCGGCGCAGCCGTATTGATCAGGACATCAATGGTATCCGCAGCGGTCACTGCGGTCGGGTTCGCCAAAGACGCGATGGTGTAACCCAAAGCGTTTGAGGCTGCGTCGTTTGCATAAGCATTCGCAGCAGCCGGAGAACCCCCAGTGAAGCCAAGATCAAAAGTCGCCGTGGTATTCGTAGACTCGACCTTAGTCACTTGCACACCCGCAGACAGCACCACGGAACCAGCCGGGAGGCTGATTACTTGCAGTGTGTCGGTAGCAGCCAGTGCGGTAGCACCAGCAGCGGAACGGGCAGCGACGATTGCAGCAAAGTCGAGCTTAACCTCAAACTTAGAGACTTCGGTCACATTGGCGGGGAAGGCAGCGGTGCCTTTGTTGAACCCCAAAGAGTCGGTAAATGCAGTCATTTTAATTTCCTTTCAGTGTTTGGACGAAGACGGGGGCCGAAGCCCCCAGTCATCAGAATTGCACGACGGCGGTGGACAGAGCTTCGCCTTTGACAACCTTGTAACCGTAGACCTGAAGGCCACGGACGATGTTGCCGAAGGTGGACTCGGAACGGATGGTTTCCATGTTCGTCATCTGCGACGCAAACGTGAAGCCCATCTTGTGACCGGCGATGATGTTGTACTTGCCAGAAGACACAGCAAGGTTGTGACTGACGTAGACGGTGAAGCGGTCAATCATACCCAGACGACCGTTGCGAACGATGGACATGCTGTCGCCGGTGAGCGAAGCGTCCTTCAGTTCGGACTTCTTGATCAGACCAGCCATCTTGGCGGGGATGACCACAAAGCGGTCGCCTTCGGGGGCGTTGGCTTCGTCCAGCACGGTGCCGAGATCGACCAACAGGTCAACAACGGAAGTGGTGCTCGATGCGCCGTCCTTGGTCACGGTCAGCGGAGCGCCGGTCGTACCGAGGTTGAACGAGGCAGACTGCTCACCAGCAGTAGCGCCCTTGTTGGTAGAGGCAATACCGGGCAGGATGTCGGTCAACACGCGCTGGTCGATCTTGATCTTCATACGCTCGGAAGCGTCTTTCGTCCAAGTATCCATCAGGTTGATGTCCGACTGAACCTTGTCCACATCGTCTTCAACGCAGGCAAAGTACTCGCCCTTGTCGATCAACAGTTGGATTTTTGGTTTGTCAGGATTTTCCACGGTCAGGGTTTGGCCCTTCACGTAGTCACGGATGGTGATTTCCGGCGTGGTGCGGATGTTCACGGCGTCGCCGTACTGGCGGATTTCACCTTCGTAGTCGGTGTTCGAGATCGCTGCGAGCACGGTGGCATCGTAGAAGTTCTCGATCAGTTTGCCCGACCAGATTTCGGGGATGAAGTTGCCGCTGTAATTTGGGCGACCGGGGGAGACGGGATAAGACATGATGTAACTCCTTTAATCAGGCATTTGCGGTAATGCGGTTTTCTCGCTGGGCAGCGAAAATATCGCGTTCGATTCGGGAACGCTCTTGCTCTCGGCCTTTGTACTTCCCGGAGCGGACATCGTTGAAGAACTTCTGGATGTCAGCAGGGCTGTAGGTCTTGCCTTGGTTGGCGGATACAGGGGTTCCGGTGCTACGCGAGCGACCGGGGGAAACCTGTTTCTCCAACTCAGAGTTGGGAGAGTTCCCAGTGGATTGAGCAACGGCGGCTTGTCCAGTGGACTCTAGCCAAGTGCGGAAGAAACTGACGACACGCCGAGAGTCAAGCGACCGCTGGGCGTCATCGAGGAACGTCTGCCGAGTCACTCCAGTCATTGGGTCAAATTCCAACAGCCACGACTGGAAGTCGGCGTTGTCATTGATCTGACGGAAGTTCGGGACATTCGCAGACAAGTCAGCCCAGAACGCTTGCTCTGCGCTCATTTGCTGGCGTTGGGCCACGGCTTGCACCTGTGGTACCACGTTCACCTGCATTTGACGCAGCGTTGCTTCGACAGACGCCATGCGCTGGGCGACGGCCCCGAGTTCCTCGCGGGTCACTTTGCGCATCATGTCAATCGACTCACCATAATCCTGAACATCTTGGTCAGTGACCAGACGCTCGGCTGCTGGTGCAGCAGCTTGGGGGTTTGTGGCAGTCATCGAAGCAAGCAACTGTTCCATCTGCTGGACTCGCTGCTGCATCTCCCGGTTCTGCTGGTGCAGACGGGGGACTTCGGCGTTGTACATTCCCTGAAGTGTTCGGTACTTCTGGGAAACAGTTTCATCCGGCACATTGTCGGCACCCGGTTTCTGCTCGTTTGTGGGTGCCGGAGCGGCATTATTCGGGGCAGGATTCTCGTCGGCGTAATTCGGGTTGCCATTGTTCTCAACGGGCGTGACGGTGCCATCGGCGGGAGGAGTAGCTCCTGCGCCTGTGTTGTCGTCCGTGTTGAGTTGCTTGTACAACTCCTGAACTGCCTCGGTCTGTTTGCGAATTTGCTCTGGGATTGCCATGTTGAACGCTCCTATCGGTGTGCGTGATTAAAGACGGCGAGTTGCATCATAACTTTGCCGCCATAGCAGGGGTGTTTTTTGCGAACTCAATGAGTTCGACCACTATCTGGCAGCGCCCCTGAAACACTGCCGGATTGTCAATCGCGTAAGGGAGACGCTTCAACTCCTGCGCGAGCACACCTTCCATCCACACCAGAATCTCTGGGTGTTGCCGGACGGCTTGCGCCAATCCTTTGATGACTTGTGGCTCGGGCTTGATCATGCCGCCATCCCACTTACACGACTCTGTACCGTGTTGGCCTCCATCCCGCCTTTGGGAGAACCGTCAGGCTGTTGCGGTGCGCCACCTTGGGGTTGCTGTGCCTGCTGCTGTGCAGCGGCCATCGCAGCCCGTGCGGTGATACGACCGGTATACCCTTCCTTCTCCCGAGACGGAACAACGTCTTCCACGGACATTTGCAACCCTTTTGCGATCTCCCGAAGGATACTGGCACGTCCCTCCTTGCCGATGATCTCAAGATCAATCGGGTTGGCGGTTGCATTGAGAAATTCGATGCGGCGAATGTTGACAGTCTCCTTGACCGCGAGGTTAATCGCGCCCTTGGCAAGAACTTCAACGTCGCCCTTGATGGACTCATCCTCATCGTACCGCATGTTGTACACAAACTGGCGCAGCACAATGGGCTTCACGACATCTGTGTCAATGTGCATCACGACTTGGCGAATGCCTTTGCCTGCCGCGCCCATAAGCATGGACAGGCCGGATGAAGTACGCCCAGCGCCCTGTACGTTCAGGTCGCCATAGACGTAGGCTGGGATGCCCGAGTGGTCGTCGGCCAAGCGGCTGAACTTCTCGTACACACCCATGAGTTCGTTCGCCCGCGAGTCGGGCTGCGTGAACCGGATGGCCGGTGCGCTCGAACCCACGGGGTCATTGATGGTCTGCCAGATTTTCCAAGGCGTCAACTGGGTGATGTCCTCGTTGGGCGGCAGGCGCTCCACGTTGACTTCGACCTGTGGGCCGCTGGAGATACCCATGTTGTTGACCAGCGCACGGGCAGCGGCGTTGCACACGCCCTGCAAGTCTTCGATGATCTCGGGTATGGCTTTGCCCCAGAACGCGCCGGGGCACTTGATGAACGAGGTCTTGGCGTAGGGCTTCTCGCCCAGCGGGTCATAGTTGAGCACCGCCTTGATGACGTAGTTGCCCACCATCCAGACATTGGCGTCGTACTCGCGGGCCTCATCGGGCACATCTTCCTCGGTCAGACCCCACTCGCGCAGCATCTTGCCGCTGACTTTGCCCCAGAATTCCAGAGCATCGAACTCGGTGGTCGGCTTCATGTACGAGTAGTACTTGCGCTCCTCCTCGTCCTTCTGAAGCTCCACGTCCTGATTGATCCACGACTGGCCGTTGCCAATCTCCAGCACTTTGCGGATGGCGTCTTCGTCGTAGCCCGGAACGCCGATGAGGTCGGACAGTTGCATCCGGCTCAGGGGGTGGTACTCGAACAGGTAGCCTTCGTTGATCGTGCTGATCCCCGGCTCGGGGTAGATGTAGAACGGATCGACCCGCTCGTACTCCGGCCCAAGGCGCTCAATGGGTTCGACCACAGTCTGGCCCATCGCGTTGGTCTTCCAACCCAGCGCCCGCTGGCGACGCACAACCGGCCCCTTGATGAACGCCGCAGGGAACGTCACAAGGTCGGTGATGAAATCGTTGAATGATGCTTCCCAGCCGCCTTGGGCGAACTGGTCTTGAATCTTGACCTTCATTCGGTCGGCACGCATCTGTGCTTGTTGCAGGACAGCGAAGCGGAAATCTTGGCTGACCGCCTCTCGCATCTCGGCCATCTCCTCCCGGTTCGGAGCCTTGCCGTACTCCTCGACCATCTTGATCACGCGCTCGGCGAAGATGGCTTGCACGTCCTTGGTCTGCGCTGGGCTGAGGTCAGGGATGGGCGTGGCCTGCAAGTCCCACGGCGGGGAGCCATTGTCAAGCAAGATGTCCCTGAGCCAAGACTCCGCAGCGCGGCACTTGACTTCGGTGATCATCATGTAAATCTCGGAGCCGCCCTGTCCTCGAATCTGTTGCAACTTGTCTGCGTCGTACTGGCCGTTGCGCTGACGCAGCGCACGCAGCATGATGTACTCAATGGGCTTCTTCGCCATCTGGGCAACATCCCAGCATTGGCGCAGATACCCGGCCAAGCCGAGGATGACGGGTTGATTCTGCCGCTCGGCGAGAGCGCGATCTGAAACCTCTTGCTCTTGCCGAGCAAGTTCAGAGTTTGATACCACACGCAGGAATGTCAGTCCGGCCATTGTTTATTTCCAGTGAGAGCAGCTATTGCCGTACTCGCCCGTGTCAAATTCTTCGCCTTTGATGATCTCCATCGCCATGTATGGAGACGTGCCACCGTTGACCAGTTTAGCAGCTTGCTTGAGCTTGGGGATGTTGGTGATGGTCTGCGTCTTGTTGAAGTCTTCCTCCTCGCGGAGTGCCTTCATGTACAACTTGCCACCCGTGATCTCCTTGGGGGGAAGGGGGCGCATGTCGTAGCCCATCTGAGGCATCTTGGCCTTGACCCCAGATGTATCCATCTTGGGGTTTGTTGAGAAGATCGTGGACGATTTGGTAGCCATGTCAGCCTCCTTACGGCAGGGTTCTACCACGAAGTATACACGTGGTCAAATAAAAAGAAACCCCCAGAGTTTTCACGCTCAGGGGGTGAAACCCCGACTGGAGTGACGGGGAGGGAGGTGACAACTGCGACAGCAGCATGATCATGGTATCACGTCCAGCCCAGAGCGGAAGTTCTTTTGACCTCCCGCCGCTGCTGGAGCGCGTGCCCCTCGCTGGCGTGGGCGATATGCAACATCAGGTACTGGAGCGCCTCGGCCACGTGCGAGTGCTTGTTCTTGTCGATGTCGCCGTCACCCTTGGGCTTGTACCGGTACCCGCCCATCATGGCCGCTTTAAGTTGCGTGCAGCGTGGATCAACGAGGAACGCCGGGTCGCCGTCCACCTGCCGCATGAGGTACTCGTCCACGGCGTTGATACGTGCCGACACGTTGTTGGTTCTGGCCGGGATGACTTTCATCCCCTCGGCCTTGATGATGTCCACCACGCTGCGCTCGTCGGTCTGCGCCCGCTGCACACCCGCTGGGTCAACGACAACCAGCACCGGGGAGCCGGGGTACCGTTCGTACAGTAACGGCTTGAGCATGGTGCGGATGAACCGCTGGATGCCCATGTCAAACGAGACAGCCTCGTCAAGTATCAGCGCCCGCCCTCGTGGGTCTTGCTGGCCGAGCACCGCCGCTGGGGTTAACCCTAAGTCCATGCCGATGACGATGGGCCGCACCCCGTTGACGATGGCCCGCAGGCGATCTTTCGCCATGTGGTAGTCAGGCCGAAAGTACTTGTACACCGGCATACCGGCTGAACTGAGGCCGTACTCGCCGTCGATGTAAACCCGGATGTACTCCTCGCTGCGGCCTTGGGTGTCGTAGTACCCGTCCGGCAGGTTCTCAATGTTCTCGGCGTAGGGACTGCGGCCCGAGGGCTGCTTGAACACGTCCCACCCGTTGTCGTTGGGGGAGACGCCATCCTTCACGTCCAACCCCTCCATCTGGTAGTACCACCAGCCGTCCATCGTCGGCGGGTTGGTGTCGCCCCACATGCCGTGCCATGTCGGCCCGCCGTCCTTGGCCGAGGGAAAACGTCCAATACGTTTGGACATGGCGTCCATGATGTCTGGGTGGATGTCCCGGCACTCGTTGAACCACGCGAAGGTCAACTCCAGCGAGTTCAAGTTGGCAACGTCATCGGCATCGTCCAGCGCCCGGAACATGATCTCGCACTCCACGTCGCCCACCTTGAAGAAGTAGGTCTTGGTGGTGCGCATGTACTGCCCGCACACACCCGGTGGGAACCAGTCGAGGAAGGTCTTGATCGTCGTGTCCTGCAACTGGCGGGCGGTTTCCCGCACGATGGCCGCTCGGGTCTTCCTGATCCCCTGCGCGTTGGGTTCCTGCATGGACGCCCTGCGCACGATCTCGAAGCTGGAGGTAACGGACTTGCCCGAACCCACTGGCCCCATGAGGACGCGCATCTTGGCGTCCGAGGCCATGAACTTCTTGCCCGTGGGCGGCGGCGTGTAGTTGATGTCAAGTGCCATCAGTGTTCCCTCAACTCACCGGACTCGTACTTCTCGCGCTGGTCGAGTGAGTGGTGCAGGACAACTCGTGGCTCATCCACACTGGGCGTCGGGCGACACCAGCAGTCGATCCGGGTTTTGTGCTCCCGCAGATCATTCAGCGGCACCACGTGGATCAGGTCGCAGGTGCAGTTGCGCCCTTGGTTGCAGTCCCCGGTGCATGAACTCATGCTGGCTCTCCCTGTACCAACGAGATCACGAACTCACGTCCGTGCTTCTTGCTGCGTGTGATCTTGGTCTGGAACGACAGGCTGGCGCGGCCCAGTGCGTTCTCTACGGCGACGGCCTCGGTGGCGGTGCGCAGTTTCACGGCGCGAAAGCCGTTGAAGTTCTGGGTGAATAGGTCTTCAATTTTCGATGGCAGTTGCATCTTGTACGTCCACGGTGGTTGCTTCAATGGTACGGGCGTCGCGGGCGTCGCTGCCAAGGTTGATGGTGATCTTCACACCACCGGTGCCGTTGTCCTGCGGGCCAGCGTCCTTTGGCTCCAATCCGGCCCACTTCACCGTGGACTTGATCAGATCGGCCTTGACTGCGGGGGAGACTGCTGCGTCATGGATCAATAGCCACGAGGTCGTCAGCAACTCCTCGGCTTGGGCGCGGGCCTTGAGCTTGAACGTCAGCCCCTTCTCCCGAACCTCGGTGCGGTAGCCCTCCACCTTCTTGAGAAAGATGGGGTCGGCGTTGAACGTGAGGATGTCGTTGGCCGAGATGCGGTGCCGTGTGATGACCTCCTGCAAGGTATCACCACTGCCCTCAAGGGTCAGGGCTACGTCAAAGGCCAGACGGTCATTCCACTTGGTGTGATTGAGAGGTAGGTTGTCCATGAGCGCAATATAGCACGGGGGGTTACGGGGGTGTCAAGAGGTGGGGTAACTTTACACGTCCTATTTTTGGGTCTTGGTTTAAGAGGTTGCCTACAACTACCGGGGGCCTCGCTTTTCTCAAGCCATGTACCCCCCTCCCCCTCGCGTCACGCACGCGCATCACGTGCGCACGCGCATCATGTGCGCACATGCGCATTACGCGCATTATGCGCGAGGCAACTTGACACTTTCGGCAAGATCGGCGAGTCTGAATTTGTCGATGCAGTGATCTCGCTGCAAAGATTCAAAGCTCTTTAACAACACATAGCAGTCTCCTTGCGTGATGACCTTCGTTAGAAGGTTGCATTCCGCCACCGGATGAGGGTCATCACTTAGGAGATAGCTATGTCTGCAAAGACTTTTGAGGGTTCGGTGTCCATCGTCAAGAACACCAAGGGCGAAATCGCTCTGAAGAAAGACGCTGACGGTAAGTTTACGGTTGAGAATGCTGGCGAATGCCACGCAAAGATGACCGAGCTTTCCAAGAAGCTCAAGGCTCCGATCAACAAGTACTCCTTGTTTATCGCTGACGGTGGCACCGAAGCAGTGATGTTGGCAAACCGGTTCGGCAACCCCTACATCGCACTGCTCCCCAAGCGTGGTGACGGCGCTGTGAAGCGCAACGCAGTAACCAAGCTGGCGTAAGTAGTAACCCGGAGCGTGACAGGCTCCGGGTCTTTTTTCAAACTGGAGAACCACATGAGCGACGACACAAAAGCAATCCTTGGCGCGATCATCTTCGCACCCATCTTCTACTTCCTGCTGGTTGTAGTGATGTCCTTCTAACCACAGCCCGCTTCGGCGGGCTTTTTTTTGTCTGATGTCTCCCTCATTGGTGAGGGTAAGACCGCCACAGGTTTACAGGCTGACGAACTGCGGGGAAACTCGCTTTTTTTCTGTGTGTTACACACACCATACGTCGGGGGTTTATAGCACCAACGCTGCGGTACTGAACGACTTTACAGCGGGGGGACTAGGCTAGTTTACACTGCGCTGTAACAGTACGTGTAAAGTGTCAAGTAAGGGGTTAACCTGACACAATCTAACTGTACATCCAACAATCTATTTTTAACTCAGCACGAAATCAGTACTTTACATCAAGAAACTTTACATACTTTAAGTGTCAAGTTAGAGGGAAAGTCCAATGAAATCAACCACTTACGTGGTTTTTACCATGAGCCATGAGTCTATGAACGATATAGATGATATAGAAAAGATAGGTTTTTAACGTATACCCTTTCACAAGAAAAAGAATTCCCTCGTTTCATAATGTGGGACATAAATCTTCCAACTTTTTAGTGCGACATTACTTCCAAAAACGTAGATTGTTTAGATCGTCGCTCCTAAGTCGTTGATTTCATTGGAATTCTGCGATCTATGAGCAATCTAACTTGACACTTATTCATAGATTGTTTACATCAATTCGTAGATTGTTCACGCGCCAAGCCCCCTTAAAGCTGCTTGACACAACCCATGTTCTTGGAAAACAGTCCGCCACTTGACGTTCGGCGCAGCCCCGGCGAGACTGGCTGGGCCTCGGTGCTGGGCTTTATACAGCATTACAACAACCTCTAAGGAGCCATCATGGCGAAGATTTATCAAGGTCAAGTATCAGTGTTCAGCAATGCCAACAAGCAGTTGGTGGTCAAGCCCGATGTTGAGGGCAAGTTCAGCCATGAGAATGTCGCTGAACTTTACAGCACCATGTTGACACTCGGCAAGAAACACAAGATGGAAGTCAGGGTGTTCAAGCCTGAGAATGAAACAAACTGTGACACCCCACTGCTGATGGCAGATCGTTGGGGCAAGCCTTACATTGCTCTGTTGCCAGAACGCAAGGCACCGGGTGCTGTCAAAGTCACTGTCCAAAAGCTCGCTTAACAAGGAGACATCATGGCTACTGTCCAAACCCTCCCTTACATTGCCCCTCGTAAACAGCGCAAGGAATCAGTTCGTTACGTTGTCAAGTGGATCGTTGCTGACACGATGTACTTTCAATGGTTTAAACGTGACAGTGCAGCCTGTGCCTTTCAACAGCGCATGGTTGATGCTGGTTACGAGACTCGTTTACTGATGCACCCTGCATCAAAGTGAAGATTGCGGTTTGCAGTGTGCCGTCTCACACTGCGTTTTTACTGGAGCTTCGGCTATGAAAGTTGCAATGACAGAACAGCGTTTCGTTACGCTGGAAGACGCTGGTTTCGAGGAGGATAACTCCTCAGAGCCAGTGCATGGGCAGTACCTCAGCAGTGAGGGAAGCATCTACTCTTACACAGAGTGGTTCTACGATGCCGATGAGTCGGCATTCAGCATTGTTTGACACGTCAACTTACAGCCCTGTGACAGAGGGCTGTGGGGTGCAATGTCGCACTGTATCGGAGCAAACGCTATGAAGATTGCCAACAGAGATGCACGACAGTTCGTGCAGAAACAGCACCCCTTCGAGGGGAACAACATCTATGCCCAGTTTCACACCCAGAACAACGACGATGGAACCAATGGCCCCGACATGTGGTACGTGGTTTACAGCTACGGGGATCACTGGCCGCTGTTCATCCATGCTGGAGACACATGGTTCGAGAATGAGGACAAGCACTCTGTGACCACCAGCAAACACAGGACACAGACCCATCCTCACCGCCCCACTGTGCTGCTGTCCACCAAGTGGATGCTGCGCCTTGCCAAAGGGGGTTATGCCGCCATTGCCAAAGAGCGCATCCTGCAAGGAGAGCCAGCGTGAAAGGCAAGCCAACGCTTTACATCGACCAGTGGGGGAGCCGCTGGTGGGCCAAGACTGTCAAGGAACTGCGAGAGCAGATCGGCATGGGGGGAAGCCGTGTGTCCAAGATGTACGTGGACAAGAAGGATGGCCGCTCTGTACATGTCGGCTATGTCGTCGGTCAGCACTGGCTGACTGCCTATCAACGAGTGGAGGGAACATGAGAGTGATCTGCCGCTGTGGGGATGATGTCCCTACCAAACGTGCTGAACTGGGCTACAGGACATGCCTTGTCTGTGGTGACAAGGCAGCACGTCAAGTACGCCACACCGTGGCACCGATGAACAAGAGCAACTACATGCTGTTCACTGACCCTGAACTGCTCAAGCAACTCAACCCAAAGAGGACAATGTAATGTTTAGGAACAAGTTCAAACTCAAGCCCATCCCCCCAATGGGGGTGTCCATCAACGACACCTTGTGGAAACGTGTTGCCCGGTGGCTGTCCTATGTCATCTCGGTGACTGTCATCGGTGTACTGATGGCTGTGTTTCTGCTCGAATGGATGGCTGGTTGCGGGGAAACCTACACCGATTCCAAAGGAGTGCAACATGCCAACGAATGCCTGTTCATCAACCGATAACCTGCGGCTTTACATGCTGCGGTACGGCAAACGTGGAGCACCAGTGCGTGACTCCACTGGCCGGATCATCTATTTCAACGACAAGGAGAGTGCAAAGCGACAGAGAAACGAACTTAACACCGGGGTAAACCCACCCATTTTTGTTGTATCTACCGGCCCTGACCATCAACCCAAATCCGAGAGGAAAATCAAATGCGAGCCACTCTGCTGAAAGAAACCATCAAGTCTCTGTTCCCCATCACCCGTACCCTGTCCATTGAGGGTAGCCCCGGTGGTGGCAAGACCACCATCGTCCACGAGGTTGCACAGGAACTTGACATCCCCTGCATCGAACGTCACATGCCAACCATGTTGGTCGAGGACTTCGGCATCCTGTTCCCAGACGGCAGCGACAAGCTGAACTACCGTCTCCCTGACTGGTTCCCTGTCAAGGGCAAAGCTCCCGAGGCTGGCATCCTGCTGTTCGATGACCGCAACCAAGCTGGCCCTGATCTCCAGAAGGTGCTCGCCAACATCTGCCAAGCCCGGACACTGCATGGTGTACCGATGCCCGATGGCTGGATGGTGGTGTCCACTGGCAACAGGCAGTCTGACCGTGCTGGTGCCAACCGGGTGCTGAGTCACCTCCGTAACCGTGAGACTGTGATCGAGTTGGAAACCCACCTTGACGACTGGACTTCATGGGCCATCAACCACGGTGTCAAGCCCGAGGTGATCAGCTTCATCCGCTTCCGTCCCGGTCTGTTGCATGACTTCGATCCACAGCGTGACCAG